ATGCCCACGAGGGGCGCCGCGCGGGTTTGCGGGGTACTCCCCCACCCCCTTACGGGCGCCACACTCGATGCGTGACGAACCGCACCGCACCGCTGAACACCTCGGGCAGCTTGTCGCTCTTGTCGCGGTTGCACTTGCGGTGCACCGGCTGCGTGTTGTCGAGGGTGTCCGTGCCACCGCGAGCGAGCGGCGTGATGTGGTCGACCTGAAAGCTCAGCGGGTGATCGTGCGGGGCGTCGTAGTCGATCGGGTCGCCACACACTGCGCAGTCCTCGCGCCGCCGCAGCCAGTAGCGCCGGAAGCGGTTACGCCGCGCAGTGTTGCGACCCTCGCTCACTGCTCGTCGTATGGCTTGTACTGCACGGGCTTGGCCTTGTGTGCGGGCCTACGTGCGGGCCTGCCTGCGGCGGCCTGACGTGGGTCGATGGGCTCATACTTGGTGCGCTTGTGCGCCTTGCCTGGTGTGCCCATGCTCATGCGTTCCAGCCGTGTGGCTGGCAGCACAGCACCGGGCGGCAGCTCAGGGGCCTGCTCTGTAGCGGGGGCCTCTGCAGTGGGGGCCTGGTCACTCATGTGGGTGTGTCCTCTCAGAACTTGATCGGGAAGGGCAGGGCGTTGAGCAGGTCGCGTATCGCCTGCCGCAGCCGGTCGTCGAGCTGGTCGAGGTCTGGCAGCGACCCCCTGATCAGGCCCACCACGGCCTCATCTAGGCCGCTCAGATCGGGCAGCTTGTCGAGCACCCGGTCGCCGATGCGGTCGGCCATGCGGTCGACCATTGCGGGCGCCAGCTCGCGGGCCTCGCGCGCCAGGCGCTCGGCGATAATCGGGGCCACCGCGGCGGCGATCGGGGCGAGTATCCGGCCGATCAGCTCGGGCACACCGGGCTTGCGTTCCTCGGGCGTTTCCATGCGGGGCCTTTCACGTTTGGTGCCCGCCGCCGGATCGCTTGCGACCGAAAGGCGCCGCGCTGCGCCGTGGCTCACGCGGTGACCAGCCGACGCGGCGAAGGGGCTGCAGCGGATTGCGCCGGGGCGCTATGGCGCCTGGTGTCGGGATCGCGGCGGCGGGCCAGACGCCAACCGGCGCGCGGGGATAGGAGGCCGCGCGGCACAGGTCGACGCCGGGAATGGAGACGGCCCCAACCATCCATTTCGGACAGCCGGGGCCGTTTTGGGCACAGTTGTGCCGTTGCGGATGGGAGTCTAAAAGCGACGCCCGCCAATGCGGCCGCATAGCGCGCAAACGAGAAAGCCCCCGCCGTAGCGGGGGCTTTCGTCGAGGTCGCGGCCTACTCGGCGGCCATGATAAATCCGATCACGCGGTCGGCCGGGTGCACGACCTTGCACACGCCGTCGCTGTCGTATCCGACCAGGGCGCCGCCGCGGGCGACGAACCGGGTGCGCACGAACAGGTGGCGGCCGGTGTGCGTGCGGCCCGCGTATTCCCAGATCACGCCGGTGTTGCCCTCGCCGATCATGTCGGCCAGGAACGCCGCGGTGCGGCGGCCGAGGCGGGCGTCGGTCTTGTGGGTGACCATCCAGCGGCCCGTGTAGGTGTCGCGGGCAATGTAGGTCGTGTCGATCGTGGCGGTTGCGGTGGCGGTCATGTTGGGCTCCTATCCCGTTCCGTTGTTGGTATGCATACAGTAGCACGACTGTTGGCGGGTACACAACTCGGACACGAAAACGCCCCGCCGGTTGGCGGCCCGGCGGGGCGTCTCGTTTCTCTCAGCAGCCGTGCACCAGTCGGTACCAGTCTCGACCGCAACCGCGGCAGCGGTCGCCGTCCTTGTTCTCGGGCCGATCGTGTCGGGCCTTGAACTCGACCGCAGCCTTGACCTTCTCCCGGTCGCAGCTCTCGGCGCCCTCGATACTGAGCGCGCGGTCACCCTCACTGGCCCACCACTTGCCGCCGATCGTGTCGTACCGCACGGTGTACTCGGCTCCGTTGTGCACGAGCTTCTGGTCGTGCAGGCCGAGCGCGACATTCGGCTGAGCGTTGATCCATGCGAACATGTTGGGCTCCTATCCCTCTGTGTAGTTTTCAATCCCTCGGCGCCGGGGCGCTGTTGGTATGTAAACAATAACCCGCCAGTTGTATGCGTGTCAACACCGGGATGGTTTGGGCGAGCTGGCGAGCGGGCATACACGCCGCAGCGCCCCCGAGGTAGTCGTGTCCCTCGGGGGCGCCCACAGCGCCGGTGATCTTGATACGCTGCACGGGCTGCCAGCGAGGGGATGGCGGCACGAAAGCGCCCCCGGCCGTGATGGTCGGGGGCGTCTCGTTTCAGTGGCTCAGTGTCGCCACCAGCCGTTGCCCAGTGCGGGCTGGCACTGCTTGTAAATCTTGAGTGCCAGGTGCTCGTGCACGTACGCATGTCGGCCGATCGGCACGCGGATGCCGTCGAGAATCCAAATCTCGTGGCTACCGCCCTCACGCTCAAACTCGAACGTCAGGCCCTTGGCGCGAGCTGCCTTGCGAATCTTGGCGATCACCTCGGCACGTTTCGGCATTGCGGGCTCCTATCCCTGTTGAGTTGTTGACATGCATACAGTAGCACGACTGTATGCCCGCATACAACAAGGCGCCCCCGAGCGTGTCAGCTCAGGGGCGCCTCAGATAGGGCCGCCGCGGTCAGCCCGTGATGGTCGCCTCGACCTCGATCGACTCGACCGGCACGTCGAGCCACGTTGCGATCAGATCGGCCGCCATAGGTGCCACCTCGTCGGCGTTGCGGGCCTGCGTGTACTGGTCGATTTCCGGCACGTGCACGAGCAGCCAACCGGGCTCGCCGGGCGTCGCTACGGCCGTGTACTTCGTCCTGATTGCCATGCGCCGATCATACCGCCAGAATGCCCGCCATACGGCCCCAGGAACGACGAAACGCCCCCGCCCGGTGTGATCGGGTGCGGGGGCGCTCAGCGGGGCGCTCAGACGGCCGTCAGCTCGTCGGCCCAAGCGTTCTCGACGGGCTCCACCTCGTCGGCGTCGAGCGGGTCGGCGTCCCAACGAACCTCGACCATGCCCGCCGGGGCGTCGAACACGCGCAGCACGGTGCCCACACGGGCCGCCGCGAGGCCGTACCGCTGCACCGTCGAGGCGTCAGCCACACGGGCGCCCGGCACGATCGCGCCGCAGGCGGCCACCGCGGCAGCGATGTGCTCGGCGAGGCCGCGGCCCTCGGGGGCGCTCACGCGGCCCACCCGAGCGAGGCGCGAATCGCGGCCATGCCGACGATGCGGTCGAAGTCCTCAAGGGTGATCCAGGCCCACGACTCGACGGCGTACTCGCCACGGCCGTACGAGGTGTCGGCGACCTTGCGGCCGAGCTTGACGTGCATCATGCGCAGCGGCGTACCCTCGGGCACGTCGTGCTCGGCACCCTTGGCGAACACCTCGACCGGGCCGTCGACACCCATCGTCACGCCCGTGACGTACCCGTGCACGGCGTCGGAGTTGTCCGCGCGGTCAACGTCATAGTTGAGGTTGAAGCTCAGGCCCTCGGTGGCGTTGAGAGTGTTCATTGTGTTGGGCTCCTATCCCGTGTCGTTGTTGACCTGCATACAGTAGCACGACTGTATGCGGGCATACAACTCGGCGCGCATCACCTCGACGGTTTGCTAGACAGGCTAAGTATTTTTGGTGCGCCCCCGCAGCCCGCAACGCCGCGCCGCCGACGCCGCAGCGCCGCAACGCCGAAAGCCCCGAGGCGGCGAACCACCTCGGGGCCTTTGCTGACTTTCCGGCCGAAACGCTGCGACCAGCGCAGACACGAATGCCGGCGGGCCTGTGCCGGCGTTAGCTGCCGGTGCCGAACAGACGCCGCAGACGATCGCGGGCTAGCTCATCCTCGGCGTGCTTGAGCTGCCACGTCATCGCGTCGTTGAACCGCTCCAACGATCGGCGCAACCGCTCACGCTCAACGTCGGTCAGATCGACGAGCCGGGTATCGAGGTCGCTCACGTCAACACCACCTCTCGCGCCTGGTCGCGCGGCACGGCCACCGCCTCGTGCACGACGAACACAGTCGAGGCCAGCATCGTGTCCACCACGACCGACGACAACGCCGACGCGCCGGGCACCGGCTTGCCCTCGCGGGCCATCTGCTCGGCGGCCTCCGCGCGGGTGCCACGCCACACCTCGTGCACCTCGACGGCGACCAGGCCCTCGGCGGCAGCGTGCCGCTGCGCGGCGCGGTAAGCGTGGTCGGTGATGTACTCGTCGAACTTGTCGGCGCCGACGCTCTCGCGGGCACGCTGGTCGTACGGCAGCACCGTGACGAGCTGCTCGCCGACCTTCTCTCCGACCGCGCCGACCCACTTCGGGCCGTAGCTCAGCCGGTTGCGCTTGATCCGATACGCGACCGTCGGCGGGTCGAGCAGCGAGTCGTGCGGGTCACGCTCACGCGCCAGCCAGTCGGCGGCCGGGGCCTCGCGCACGTAGAAGTGCGGCCCCGGCTCGTCACTGCTGCCGTACGTCTGCAGCTCGCGCGTACGCCCGGCGAGCGGCCCGTCGAGGAACAACACCGCGGCGCTACCCATGCCGCACCGCCCGCCACACGTGAGCGACGATGCGGCGCAGCCACACCCGACGCCCCTCGGGCGCGAACCGCGTCACGCTCACGAGGTTGAAATCGGCGTCCCACGTGCGCAGCATCGGGCCGGGCAGACGCCCCCACACGTACGGCGCGCGCAGCGCCTCCCAGCGGCTCAGAACGGCGTCGTACGCGCCGTACACGGCGTCGAACCAGGCGTCGGCCACCCGTTCACCCACACGGCCCGGCAACGGCCGCAGAACGGCCCACAGCACCCGCAGCAGCGTGCGCAGCGCATCCCACACGTCGACCGCGGCCTCGCGCACCGTCGGCGGCGCCGGGGTCAACGTCAGCCCGAACAACTGCGCCAGCCACAACGGCGGCCCGCCATGCTGCCTCGGCAGATTGAACGAGAACGACACCTCTCGCCGCTCCTGCAGCACACTCACCATCTGCGACTGCCACGGCACCAGGCCACCGCCCGCCGAGGCGATCGTCGGGCCGTCCTCGCTCATCGTGCCCACGGCCTTGAACCCCTCACCCGGTGCGAGCGACGACCGCACGAGCACGGCACGGCGATGCCGGTCGCGGTCACGATCAGTCGGCGTGGCGACGCCCGCGCTGTCGGTCACGAAATCGGCGTACGAATAGTCAGCCATCACAGGCCCTTTCGGTTATTGCGTGCGACCAGGCCCGCATGGTCTGCGTCGTCGATGGTCATGTCGAACCCCTGCCGGTCGTAGCGGCCCACGTGCCCCCAGATGAACCGCACGCGCCCGGCGCCGCTGTAGCGGATCGCCTCGCGGCCATTCGACGGCGTGTACGAGAACGGCACCGCGTCGCGGTCGGCGATCGTGTGGGCACGCCGGAACGCCTCAGTGGACTGCTGCGCGGTCGGCGACCAGAACGCCACATCGAGGCCACGGCGAGCGTTGGCGAGCGCCACGTCGAGCAGCGCCGTCGTCTTGCCGTGCTGGCGTTCGCCGTGCACGGTCAGCGTCGAGTCGGCCACGTCACTGCCCCTTGACGTTGAGCACCTGGCGCAGCTCGGCGTCGATCGTCACCAGGCTGTCGGCGTCGGCCATCACGACGTCAATCGGCTTGTAGGCGTCGGGAATCTCATCGACCCACGCCTCGCCGTGCCGGTACTCGATGCCCTGCATACGGTCGGCGAGGTCGTCGACCGTGAACAGCTTTCGGGCCTTGGCGCGCGAGAACCGGCGACCGGCGCCGTGCGGCGCAGAATGCAGCGCCTCGGGATTGCCCTTGCCCGTCACGACATACGAGCAAGTGCCCATGCTGCCGGGAATCAGGCCCCGCACACCCTCGTGCGCGTCGATCGCACCCTTGCGGGTCAACCACACCTCACGGCCGCCGTGCAGCTCCTTCTGCGTGTAGTTGTGATGCGTGTTGATCGTCTCGACGACCAGCTCGTCGATCGGGGCGTCGGCGCCGATCCAATGCCGGAACGCCTGCGCGAAACGGTCCATCATCTCGGCGCGGTTGTAGTACGCGAACCGCTGCGCCCACCGCAGCTCGACGAGGTAGCGGTCGAACTCGACAGTGCCCTCGACGAGGTACGCGAGGTCGCGGTGCGGGACGTGCAGCCCTTGCGCCTGGCAATACCCCTGCGCCGCAGAGATATGCCGCTGGGCGATCTTGTTGCCGACGCCACGCGAACCGGAGTGCAGGAACAGCCACACCCGGTCAAGGTGATCGAGGCACAGCTCGATGAAATGGTTACCGCCGCCGAGGGTGCCGAGCTGCTCACGCCATTTCGGCGAGTGCGACAGGTCGACCTCAAAGCGGGTAGCGACGAGCTGCAGCCAGTCCAGGCGAGGGCCGGTGAACGCGAACCGATCCAGGCTCTTGTTGTAGCCCCCGGCGCTCATCGGAATGGCTGACTCGATCGACGCCCGCAGATCGGCGAGCTGGCGGCCCTCAAGGTCGGCGGCCGTGTACACGGTGCGCGCGGCGATCATGCCGCAACCGATATCGACGCCCACCGCGGCCGGGATCACGGCGCCCTCAGTCGGGATCACCGTGCCGACGCTTGAGCCCTTGCCGTAATGCGCGTCGGGCATCAGCGCCACGTGCGGATGAACGAAAGGCAGATCAGCGATCTGCTGTGCCTGCGCGAGCGTCTCGTCGTCAACCTCGCTGGCGAAGTTGATCAGGCGCTCATTGACGTGTGTAGGCAACACGACTCCTATCCCGCTATTCAGTTGTTGGTCAAGCAATCTCACCCAAGCACACGAAAACGCCCCCGTGTGAACAATCCACGGGGGCGTTTTGTCGGCGTGTCGCGGCGGGCTACCGCGCCTTGATATTGCCGTAGCAGCCGTTACAGATCACGACGACCGTGCCGTCGGGCATGGTGCGCGTCGCCTTGGCCTTGGCCTTCTTGTCGGTGTCGCAGCGGGCGCAGTGGAACGGCTCGGCCACCGCGGAGCGGGCCATAACGAACTCGTCGGCGGGAAACTCGGTCATGTTGTCCTCTCGGTCATTTCGGGTCGGGCCGGTCAAATTCCTCAGCGAACATGTACAGGAACTCACGCGCGGGCCTCGGCGTACCGGCGGCCACCGCGGCGTCGAACATAGCAAGCAGCGCAATGAGATACGCGACCGCATAGTCGTCGTCCTCGGCGAGGATGCGGCCCACGAACTTGCGGCGCTGCCGGGCCACGTCCATGTTGTGATCAACGCTCAGCATTACAGCGCGCACCAGTAGCCGTGTGCGCCGAACACGTCGGCGTCGACCTGCCCGCACCCGACGCAGCACCCGCAGTCGGTGCACCGGCAGTTGAGGCAGGCGCCGAGGTCGGCGAGCACCTGGTCGAAGATCGGCGATTGCGGCCAGAACGTCAGCCGCCGCCACTCGTCGAGGGTTATCTCGATGCGCTCGCCGTCAGGGCCGCGGCGCCAGCAGTGCACGCCCGTCTCGTCGCTGCGCAGTTCCGTGAGCGCGATCATGCGCCCTCGCCCTCGCCGACGCACCCGCTGCAGTCACGGCCGCACGCCCACTCGGGATGCAGCCCGGTCGCGGCGTTGCCTGCCGCCAGCTCGTCGATCCGGTGGCAGTCGACGGCCCACACCCAACCCCCGGCGCCGTTCTGCACACGTACCGCGCGCACCTTGCCGTCGGCGGCCATCGCGTTGACGACCGCCACGGGCACGCCGAGCACCCGCGCAGCGCGGCGGGCGTGGTAATGCCCGAACGGTGCCGTGCGCAGCACCTCGGGGGCGCTCACGCGGGCCTCACGGCCACGTAGGCGACGCCGTACGCGGCGGCGTCGAACAGTGCAGCCTGGTCGCCCTGCTCGCGCACCGGCGGCTGCTGCGCGGCCTCGGCGAGGCGCAGCACTTGCTCAAACGCCCCGCGGTACCGCTCGGCGGTCGCGGCCACCGCCGTGACGACCGGGGCCTCGTGCTCACGCACCATCGCCGCGAGGTCGGTCTGATAGTCGGGGTGCGCCTGCGCCGGGTCGGAAGTCCAACCCCACTGCGAGAAGTCGGCCCCGGCGGGCCGCACGGGGCGATACCACGTGCGGCCGTTGCCGTCGGTCACCGGCGGGTACTGCTCGGCGACGTTCACAGGCTCAGCCCCCAACTGTGCCGCACGTACCGGCGGTACTCCTCGGCGCCCGACTGCGCGCCCAGCTTGAACACAGCGGACAGCAGCGGATCGTCGCGCAGCAAGGCACTCAGCTCACTAGGCACCACCTCGACGCTGCCCACGTCGAGCAGCACCCGCGACGGCATCGGCGGGCCGGGCTGAAACATCGCGCGCAGCGCGTGGTGCCGCGCCGCCTCGCTGTACGACGGGAACGGCCCCGCCTGGCAGTCACACGTGCGCTGCACGTAGTAGCGGGCGCTCATGCGGGCACGACCTCCACGTCGAGCACGTCGACCTCGGCGGGCTGCGCGTCCTGCGCAGTGTGGTGATCGAGGATGCGCACCACGGTGCTGTACCCGACGCTCAGCTTGCGCGCGATCATGCTCGGCGCCGTTCCCTCACTGTGCGCGGCGAGCACCTCGGCGACCTTCACCCGGTCGATGCGCGTCACACCAGCCGCGACGATCTGCTCAGCCGCAGGCAGATGCGCAGCGAGCGCGTCGCTGGTAGCGGCCTCGCGGGCGATCAGCGACGCGACAGACACCGCACCGGGCTGCGAATCGGCCGGCGTCGAAACGTGCAGGTCAGCGGCCTGCGCAACGGCGTGCACATCGGTGTGCACCTCGACGTGCACCGGCGCGGCGGGCTGCGCGGCCTCGTGCACCGGCTCGTGCGCGCCCTCGACGACCTCGGCGCGCTGCGCACCGGACAGCGCCAGCAGCGCGATCGTCGAGCCCGTGATCGACAGGTCGACGACGACCGGCACCAGCCACGCGATCAGCGGCGAGATACCCGCCCACACGATCGCCAGCTCGCGCAGCGCGGCGAAGCTGAGCACGAACGCCGCCGCGGCGACAGCGACCGTGATCGCCAGCGCGGCGCGGTACGCACCGCCGACGATGCGGGACTGCACCAGCGCGTGCACGCCGTGCGTCGCGCCGAGCAGCACGACCGGCGGCACCAGGGCCACCGCGGCAGCGATCGCCGGGCTACCGGCGTCGGCGTCGAGCAGGGCGTGCGTGACGTTCCCGAGGACGCTCGCGCCGGTGCTGGCGGCGAGCCACGCCCAGAAGAACCGCGCGGCGGCGTCCCTCGGGGTCTGTGCGGGGCGATCTTCGGACATTGGGGGCTCCTATCCCGTTGTGTGTCGGTTGGCGATTGTGGGGGCGCTCAGGGCGCCGTGGTGAACAATGCGGCGCGACGCGCCGAGGCGCTCAGCGTCGCCCCGGCGCGCGCAGCTCGGCGCGGATGCTGCGCGCCTGCGCGAGGTACCGCTCGGCGTCGTTCAGCAGCGCCTCGGCGCGGTAGGCGTCACCGGCGGCCAGCGCAGCGCGGGCCTCGGCGACCTTGCGGTCGCTGGCAGCCTCGGCGTCGTCGGCGAACCGCACCCGATCGGCGAGCCGGTCGGCGTCGCTGCGATCCAGGCCGAGGATCGAGTCGAGCATCTGCTGAGCGGTGAGGTTCTGCATGGTGGGCTCCTATCCCTCGGCGGCCGGTCGACCGCGTTGTATGTATCTAAACACCTGCGGTGTATGTGTGTCAACACCAAACGCGAAACGCCCCCGACCCGCAGGTCGAGGGCGTCGCCGGGGCGCTCAGCGCCGGTGCTCCCACACCACCGGGCTGCTGCCCGCCGGGCACTTGCAGCGCCACCCGTCGAGGCGCTTCGGGGCGCGGTAGCGGGCGAACTTCTTGCCATGCGAGCAGGTGCCCATCCACGGCGCCGTCTCGTCGAGGTGCTCAAAGCACCGCTTGCCGTTGCCGCCGAGGCTGCGGTGCTTCGCGGCCCACACAGCGTCATGCCCGTGCGAGTGCCCGACCAGCGCGTGCGCGACCTCGTGGGTAATCGTCATCCACGTGTCATCCCACGAACGCTGCGCCATCAGCGGTTTAGACAGCCCGATCGTGCGGGTGCCGTACTTGCACACCCCGGCGCGGCGACGGGCGTTGTCGAACGTCACCGTCCAGCCGGTCAGGCCGTGCTCGGCGATCAGATCGGTGGCGATCCGGCGGGCCTCAGCCATGCTCATGTGCGCAGGCTTCGCAGCCACCGCCGGGCGCACCGCAGGCCGGGCGATCGGCGCCGGTGCGGGCGAAAACGTGAGCTGCTCCCCCAGGCCGTCGAAAGCCATCTGCTGAGCTGCGGCGCGGCGTGTCATGTTGGGCTCCTATCCCGTGTCATTGTTGACGCGCATACAGTAACACGACTGGCTGTATGCGTGTCAACACCAAACGCGAAAACGCCCCCAACCCCGCAGGATTGAGGGCGTCAACGCCTCGCGCTACTCGTCGCCGCTGTCAGCGCCCGCCGAGCTGGCGGCGCTCGCGGGGCCACCGCGGCGGGCACCGCTCACGGCGTCGCGCACCTTGCGCACCGTCGACCGCACACCGGCGCGCACGTCAGCGCGGGCCTTGCGCAGCGTCGAGCGCGTATCGGCCGCAGCCTTGCGCAGCGCGGCGCGGGTCTGCGCATCGTTGCGCGAATACCCGGCGTCGACCGCCGTGCGCAGCGGCCCCTCGACCCGATCGACGAGACGCGAGTCGACGCCCAGGTCGTCGAGGGCCTGCGCCAGCGGCAGGCGCTTCGTCGGGATGCGGTACGTCGTCGTCGTGCCACCCGCCGGGCTCGTCTCCACCGAGGTCGGCTCAAGGCCCGCCAACTCGTCGAGCACCCCGTCGTCGTAGCGCATGTGCACATACGGCAGCGCCGCAACGGCGTTGGCGATCGCCAGCGGGTTGAGCCGGTCGGGGAAGTCCCGCCACGGGTCGTACTCGCCGTACACGTCGGTCAGGTCATACGCGCTGTCGACCGGCGCCGGGGCCATGCCGAGGCGATCGCGCAGCCCGCCGGGGCCGCCGGGATCACCGACCACGACGAAAGACAACTGCGACGGCGGCGGCGCCGCCGGATCAGCGGCGAGCGCGGCGCGCACCTCGCGGGCCGTGTCAGCGCCCTGCGACAGGCCGAACACCACCGCCGGGCCGTCAGCCGCAGCCAACGCCGCCCGCACCGCGGCGCCGGTCGCCGGGCGCACCGGCACGAGGTCGACGCTGCCCGCCACGATCGGCGTCACAAACGGGGCGATCACCTCGGGCACGTAATCGGCGTCAGTCCAACCCGACCCGCTCAGGAACAGGACCGTAGTCGTCGCCAACGCGACAGCCGCGGTCACGCTGCGCTCGCATTCGCGCGAGTACGGGCGATACGGTGCACCGTCTTGATCCTCTCGGGGTAGAAACTGCGCCAGCACTTCGTGTTGTCGTCGGGGCCGATGAAGTCGCACGTCACCCGGCCCGACGACGTGGTGGCAGCCTTGACGAACCGGAACCGGCCGCGCTCACCGCGGATCGACACCTCAGTGCCCGGCTCCAACACCCGGCCATGCACCACAACCTCGGGCTGCGGCGCGGCAGGTGCCGGGCGAAACGTCTTGACGCGCTTCACGACACCGCCTCACATTCAGCGATACGGCCCGGCACCCGCGGGTTGCGATACCCGTACTGCCAGCAGTACCGCGTCGCAGCCGAGGCACCGTTGTACAGCGCATTGAACCGCGCATTATCCGGCGCCGACTCGGCGGCGTACAGCTCGGCGAGCTGCCGCTCGTCGACCTCGTTGCGAATCTTCGGCGTCACCGGCGTGCCAGCCGGTGAGTACCACGTCTCCGTGTACATCAGGGGCTCCTATCCCGTTACCTGTTGAGGTGCCGACGACGGTACGGCCTCACCTGTCTGCGTGTCAACAACAGTTGTCTGCCCGTCAACACTCGCGGTCTTGCGGGGCCTGCCTCGCTTCGCCTTTCCAGCGGCGCGGCGCGCAGCGTCGGCGGCGTCGCGGGCGTCGAGCGCAGCGACCACAGCTGTGTACGTGTACACAGGCAGCCCGTCGCGGTACCCGTGCGCCTCAACCTCGGTCATCAGCTTGTAGAAGCTGCTGCGCGGCACGTCACGCCCCACCAGCTTGAGCAGCCGCCACATTTCCGCGGCCGTGCGGGGCTGCGCCTCGTCGACACGATCGAGGGCCTGCCGCTGCAACGTCGACACGTCCCACCTGCAGCCGCAGCGATGGCAGTCGACGACGACAGCCTCGGCGTCGACATACAGCGGCGCCTCGCACACCCGCGGCGGCACCAGCGCCCCGGCGGGCGACAGCCGCGACTGCTCCACGACGTTCTGGCACGGCCCGGCGTACTGCGTATCCGGCGGCAAGTCGATCACACGCTCGGCGTCGCTGCGCCACTGCAGAACCCAACGCAACGCATCAGGCGCCCACGGGTGCATCATCATGCGCCCCGGCTCCGCGGCGAGGTAACGCGCGGCGTGCTCCGCAGCATCAGACTGCGCACCATGCGCAGCGTCGAGGTCGAGCACCTGCTCAGCCCAGCGCACCAGACGCGCAGCGTCGCGCAGCATGTCCGCGGCGCGCATGTTCAACGGCAACGACGGCAGCCGCTCGCCCGTCGACACCCGCAGGCCACGCTTGGCGACCTTCGCCTCGCCATACGCGCTTTCGTGCAGACGGCGCAGCAGCCACGGCACCTCGACGAGCTGGCGGCGCAACATGCCCACACACGACCAGCACAGGAACGGCTGCGCCGGGCGCGCACAATGCAGGCAGCGGCCCACCGGCTCAGGCGCCGACGGCGTGGTCGACACGTCCAACTCAGACGGCGCGACCGGGCGCGGCGACCCGTAGTAGCTAACCGCCGGCACGCGACCCTGCACCACCTCTGACGTGTACGAATCCTGCAAATCAGCCTCAGTCGGCAAACTCATGCGCGGCCAACCTCCGTGAACGGGCCGTACTTCTCGCTCGGCGCCTGGTCGCGGTAATCGCTCGGGCAGTCAACCCACTGCGGGCCAGTCGGATCGTCGAACTGCTTGTACTGCCACAGCGCGCGCATGAAGCACCAACGCCAGTGATCGCCGTCAGCGTCCTCCCACACCCACGGCCGCTCAGCGATACCCAGACGCGCAACACGGCGCTTACCCGGCGGCGTCGGCGGCAACGGCCTGCGAGTGTGCACCGGCCGCGGCTGCGTACCCGGCGCCCGCACAGGCGTCGCCAACTCGACCGCAGGCACCTGCGCATCGTCGAGGCGCATCGCGTTGACCGCAGCCAACCCGGCGCGGATCGCACGCACAGGCGTGTGCGACGGATGCGCAATGCGTGCAGCGACCACCTCAGCCATGCGCTCAACCTCGGCGACTGAAAGCTCGATCAGCTCAGACATGATCGGCCGCCCCGGCGAGCTGCGCGGCCTGCCACTCGGCGATCGCCTCATCGCCCCAACCCGGCGACGCAATGCGGATATGCACACCCGGCTGCTGCGCAACCTCGGCCAGCACCTTGCGGCAATGCAGATCGTCGACCTGCGAGTCGTCGACCCAGCACACATCAGTGAGCCCGTCGAGCACCGCGCGGGCCAGCTTGTCGAGGTCGGGGCGCTTCACCGCCGGGGGCGTGTAGCTCTTAGGCGTGCCCGACGGGCGCGGCATCACGAACGTCAGCGAGGCCGTCACCGGGTACCGGCGCTCAGCCGAGGTGCTCGGGGCGTGATCCAGCAGCGGCAGCCCCGCGGCGAGCATCGCGTCAGCAGCGGCCAGGGCGATGCGCTCGCGCCACGGCCCGACAGCGGCGCTCGACTCCTTGAGGATCGCCGCCCCGCGGATCTGACCGGGCAGCGGCTTCTTAAAGCCCATGAAGTCTTTTGAGCCCTGCGGCGCAGGCTTGCCCGGCACGAACATGCGCAACTGCCTGCCGCCGTTACGTTCGTGCGTCACACGGGCGCTCAGCGCCGCGTACAGGGCCTCGTGAGACTCGGCGGGCAGCATGTCGAGCACCAGCTCGGCGGCGGCGGCCTTGGCGTGCTGAGCGGCCCGTGCGGCAGCCTCGGCGACGGCCTGCGGGTCATCACCCGGCGGCAGGCCCAGATCGAGAGTGTGGTCAGTCACTCGGTATCTCCAATATTCAGTTGTGGTCGAGCTGAATTATCGAGGCGCTCAGCGCCAACCCGGCCGCTCAGCGACCCATCAGGCCGCAGTTAGCTACAGGCAGGGTCAGCACAGATAGCACACTTTTTTGCATATGAGCCCCACACACGGCCCCCAGCGGGAAGCGACCAGCGGAAACGCCCCAGATTTCTACACGTGAAGTCAACCCGTAAAAATCTGTGCTATCTGTGCTGAGAACCCTTTTATAGGTGTTTACCTGCGAAAACGTCAGCACACTTTCGTCGAAACGATCTGTGCGAATCTGTGCTATCTGTGCTGCGCAGCACGAGTCCAGCACAGAATGTGTGCTGTTTGCTGAGCCCGCCGCTGGCGAGGGCCGCCGCATCATCGACGGAACCCGCCCGCCAGCTCGTTGGACAAGTCCCAACCAGGCTGCAGGCCCAGGCCGCCATACACGCGCGCCCCATTGATCGGCACGCTGCGCACCCCGAACCGCGCCGACAGCTCCCGGCCGAGCTTGACCTGCGACACCATCGCATCCTCGCCGTTCGTCATCGCCCAGCGTTGATACGCCTTGAGCACAAGGGCAGGCTTCGCCCCGCCGGTGGCACCGGGCGTCAACACGCAGCACTCGGCGATGAACCGCCCCAATGCGTCCTCCTGCTCGCTGTACTCCTTCGTGGCAGCCAGAACCGAGCCCGGCTCGCGGAGGCCGTCAGCGGCGATCTGTCGAGCCCCCGCCACGACCCAGGCGAGGATTGCGGCGCCCTCGTCGCGGATCAGCTCAGCGGCGAGGTTGGGGTTTCGCTGCTCCGGCGGGACCGTGTGCAGGAACGGGATAAGGCGCAGCCGCCGCCAGAACGATGTGCCGCCAGCGGATACCTCGGGCTGGTGGTTGCCCATCAGGAACAGGGTGTGAGACGGGGTGAAGTCGAAATAGTCCTGCCTCATGTACCGGCCGCTGAGAATGTCGCCGCCGGTCAGCACCTTGACCTTGGCCTCGTCGAACTTGCTCTCTGCGTTGATTTCCGAGCACACGACCATGCGGGCGCCGTGCAGCCGGGCGATCTCCGTCTCGTGGCGATCGCGGCCAGCCAGCAGGAAGTTGGCCGGGGCCGTGATGGCGTAGTCGCCGAGCACGTTACTGAGCACGTCCATCAGCACCGACTTGCCGTTCGACCCGCCACCGAACAGGAACGGCAGCACGTGGTGCGTCACCTTGCCGATCGCAGCGAGCCCGGCGAGGCGCTGCACGTAGGCGATCAGCTCGTCGTCGCCGCCGAACGTGCCGTCGAGGAACCGCTGCCATGCCGGGGCCGCCGCGGCGGGGTTGTACCCGGCGCCGGTGATCTTGGTGTGCCAGCCGTCGGGGCTGTGTGGCATCAGGTGCCCGGTCTGCAGGTCGACGACACCCGAGGGCGTGTTGAGCTGGTAGGGCTCGGCGTCGAGGTCGGCCAGGCGCACGCGCATCGCGGGCTGCGCTTTGGCGAGCGCCACCATGTTCTCTAGTCCCTTGCGGGACAGGCTGCGCATACGGTGCTGGATCACGTCGCGCGGGCTGTCGTCGTCGACTCGGATCGCCTCGACGACCTGCCGGGCCGCGACGAGCGCCTCGCCCTGGTCGGTGCCGTGCTCCCAGCGGTCGCCCTGCCATGACAGCCACTTGCCGGTGTCGGGGCAGTACCGCAGACGGCCGCCCCACGCCTCGACCAGCAGGTCGGCGTTGCCAGTGTCGGTGAGCGTGACGGCCGCAGCAACCGGGTTGCGCCGGGCGTTAATGTCGACGACCGGCGCCAATGAGCCATCCGAGCTAACGCCCTCGTTACCCGTGCCGGCGGTTTGCTGTGCGGGCTGGTCTGCGGGCATCGGCGCAAGCTCGATCTGCCGGGGCTCGGCGCGCTGCCACAGGTGCAGGTGCGAACCGAACTCGGTCGCCAGCTCGGCGTCTGTCTTGGTGGCGACGTGCGCCTCGGCCCATGTGAACGTATTCGGAATCTCAAAGCTCGGCACGTCGCGGCCGGTCTTGGCGCATTCGGCCATGAACCGATCGACGATCATCTTGCGGGCCTGCGTGAACTCGTCGGCCGTCAGGCACTTGTTGCGTACCGCGGCCATCAGGCGCACGGTGACGCGCACGAGCCACGGGTGCCGCTCGGTGATCGGCTCGTCGGCCCACGCCTTGATCGTCGGCGCGAAATACTCGCATGTGGTCGGCGCGAACGTCCAAGAGTCGGGCTTGCTGACAATCTCGTGCGAGGTGCGCCGGTCGCCCTCGTACTCGGCGACGCCGTGCTCGTCGAGGCGCTCGCGCAGCTCGTCGAGTCCCAGCGGGGCGCCGGTGTCGGCCGTCATCGTGACCGGCTTCGGGTTGTCGGCGTCTTTGAGGTTGAAGCTGCCCGGCACGCGCAGCACCCGCGCGAGGTCGTACACGCCGCGGTCGATCTTGGCGCCCAGGCCGTCGGCGACGATGCACGCCAGCCGCCCCCACCGCTTGAGCAGTGCCGCCGCGTCGGCGCGCAGTTCGGCGCTCGCCTCGGCCATGTCCTCGGCGCCTTCGGCGGCGATCAGCCCGTCGTCGATCGGCCAATACGGCTGCAGTCCGTTGCCGGACATGACGACCGCTGACGGCCGGGTGCCGAGAATCGCGCTCAGCTCGTCGATCACCTGGTGTGCGTGCGCGAGGTCGCGGCAGGCGCCGGGCTTTACGTCGAGGTCGCACCAGATCGCGGCGAGCCGGGTCACGTCGTCGGCCGACCCGCGGCCCTTGCGCTGCCCGTTCTCGTCGAGCGGCCGGGGCCGGGTTGGGTTGACGCCGAACCATGCGTTAGCGCCGTCGGCGCGGGCCATCGCGTGCGCCTCGACGCCGGGGCCGTACTCGACGACCTCGGAGCGGAACGTGCCGCCGGGCGCCTGGTAGTTGAGGCTCAGGTGCTCGCCGGGCTCGTAGCCGAGCAGGTCGAGCAGGTCGGAAAGGCCGTTCACTCATTCCCTCTATTCAGTTGTGGGGCCGGTGCTTTCGGGCTCACAGCGTCAGGCCGTTGCCCACTTCGGCGACCTCGGGCACGTCGAACAGGCCGTCGTGCGCGGCCTCGGCCGCGGCGCGCTCGGCTGCTTTGTCCGCGGCGGCCTTGAGCTTGGCGCGGTGCCGCTTGACGCACGTTTGGCACATCGCCATGAGGTTGCGGTCGTCGTCGTTCCAGTCGTCGCCGTCGAGGTGCACCACGGCGAGCTGCACCATCTTGTCGGCGCCGTGCACCGCCGGGCGTCCGTGCGTGTTGCTGCAGCGGTAGTGAATGCCGAAACGGTGCGACCGGCCGCAGTCACCCTCGCACTCGCACCGGCCGTCGGCGCGGTCGAACTTGATCGCATCGAACAGCGCCACACGATCGCGTGACATGCCTTGCCGCCGGGTCACTTTGCGCCCTGCCACTCGCACGAGATACCCAGGCCGACGCCGCTTGCGCCGACCTTCTGCTCGGACACGCACAGCACCCGGCGCCCGTCGGGCAGGTCGACGTAATGCACCGCGACATCACCCGGCGCGCGGTCGGTGCCGTCCGCGGCGGCCGGTGCCGGGCTGCACCCGGTCAGCAGGATGGCGTCCGCGGCGGCCATCGCGGCGAGCGCCCTCATGCGCGGGCCTTGATCGACGCCGTGATCAGGTCGCGCCGGAAGTCCGACCACGTGGCATCGAGCAGGCGATCGTTGACGACCGGGGCGACCATGTGCCCGGCGGCGCGGAACGTCTCGGCCAGCTCGGGCGACTCATCGAGGCGCACCTCGGCGTACTCGACGCCCGCCTTGTCGAACGCATCCTTGGTCAGCTTGCACTTATGGCAGCCGGGGCCGGTTGTGTAGATCGTGAGCATTCTCAGGGGCTCCTATCCCGTTGAAATTGGTTGTGAGACAGATCGAGCCGGTGACGCCCGTTGTCGAACGTCACCGGCTCGCCGCGCGTGGTTAGCGGGCTACTGCTTGGCCGCCAGGCTGGCGAGCGCCGCCAGCGCCTCGGGGGTCAGGCCCTCGGGCATCGCTGCGCCGCCCTGCGCCGGTGCCGGTGCGGGGGTTGCGCCGGGTGCGGGCTTGCGGTACTCGGCGCGGTACAGCTTGGGCGCGGACAGGTTGCCCTGCTTCTCGCCCTCGCCGACGAACGTCACGTACAGCTCGCCGCCCACGTCGAGGCCCTTCGCCCCGGCCGCAATGACGGCCTTCTGCACGGCCTTGCGCATCTCGCCCTTGACGAACAGACGGCGCAGGCCGTCGTCGTCCTCGATCTCGGGGTCGTTGAGGTCGGTCTGCACGGTGACGACGAGCTGCATCCGCGGGCTGCCGTCCTTCCACGTCAGCGGCTCGTTGGTCTTCATGTCGGTCTGCTGACGCTGCTCGGGCTCGACGGCGATCACGCCGCCCACGGTGTCGCCCACGTTCTTGAACTTCGCCGATGCCGGGCCGCCGCCGCCGAGGAATCCGTACGAATCGTTGCTCATGTGTTCAGTTGTTCCTTTGTTCAGTTGTGTTCCGTTATTCCGTTGCGCCCGTTTTCCTCTCGGCCCGCCAGGCGCGGCGGGGGCCTATGTCCCGTCGTAGAACTTCGGCAGGTCGTCGTACCCGTGGTCGCGCTGATACTCGGCCTCGGCGATCCTGCGCTCGCAGTAGCCGCAGTCATCACCGCTGCAGTTGTGGCGACTCACGGGCACTCTCCTGCGTGCTCAAGCCAGCAGGACGTGCACACCGGCCGCCTGCGAGCGTTTACGGGCTCATGCGAGTTGTCCTCGCAATCAACATGTATAAGCCCGCCTCCCGCCAAGTAGGCCACTTCATCGCCGGGCCGGATCGGCTTCGGGCAGCCGCCGCACGCGCCGTCGTACTTCGCCGTGAACGTCGACCGGATGCTCACCGCGCCGCCAGCTCGTCGAGGGCCTTCTGCGACTGCAGCACGAGCCGGGTCGCGTCGTCGCGCTTGCGGGTCTCCGTCTCGATCTGAGCGTCGAGCACGTCGCGCTGCGCGAACAGCAGGCGCAGGTGCCGCTCAGTGACGCGCTCGGTTGCCTCGGCGACGGCGAGCTGCTGCTGCCACAACGCCCGCGAGGTGTCCTCGACTGTGATCGGGGCGCCGATCGCCTGCGCCACCAACGCCGGGGCGATGGCGGCGACGGTCGGGTTACTGCTCATGGGGGGGCTCCTATCCCGTGGTGTGAGGTCTGGTGTCGGTAGTCGGCGAGGGCCTGGTCGCCGGTGTCGTGCTCGCTGCTGCGGCCCCAGAACGTGCCGACCGGCGGCAGTACCCGCCAGCGCCCGCCGCGCTTGCTGATCAGCCAGCGCGACGGGTCGCCGAAACGGGGCGAGCTAACCGTCGGCAAAACGGGTCCGCGCATGTCACAGGGCCGTTCTGCTCGCCTCGGCAAACGAGCCGATCGCCACCTCGCCGCTCTCGAAATACTCGACGACGCCGTACTCGCCCTCGATCGCCACGTCGAGCCCGCCCGCCGCGGTGAAGTTGACGATCAGCAATTGCTCGACAACCCACCCGATGACGACCTCGCCCTCGACCAGACGCCGGATGCGCCAGGGCGCCGGGCGCGTCACTCCGCTGCTCCCGTGCAGGCGTGCGGCACGTCAGGGTTGGGCACCGGGGTGAAGAACGGGCAGAACATGCACGAGCCCGGCACCTTGGGCACCAGCGCGATGCGCTCGGGGTGCTCGTCGATCCGCAGCTCGTCGAGCGCAATCACGATGTTGTCGAGCTTGTCGAGCGCCTGGTCGATAATCGCGTCGCTGTACGGCTCAGACCACACGAACGACGCCGACAGGGTGCCGCCGCGGGGGATAAACCAGATCGCCACCCGCTTGACCGGGAACCCCTCGTTTCGGTACCCGCGGCCGTAGGCGTGAGCCTGCACCCGGTACTCGGGCGCCTTCTCGACCGGGCCGAACTTCTTGTACTCGGCGAACCGCGACGCCCCCGGAAACTTGAGGTCGATCACGGTGTCGGTCCACGTGTCGTAAAGGTCGCAGGTGCCAGACAGCCCGCCGCGCACCGTGACTCGCCGCTCAGTGAACCACCGGCCGACGTACTGCGGGTCGTCGCCGCCCGCCACGCCGCGCAGCACCGTGCACCGCTGCTGGCGGTCCTTGAGCCACTGGTCGATCAGGCGCTCGTTGTCGAGGGTTACCGCATCCTCAAACTTGGTGTGCCCGGCCGTGCCGAGCCACGCGGGCAGCGGGTCGCCCTCGGGGTTGACGCGCTCGTACTCCATGATCGACGACGCCAGCCGCCGCGGGCACGGGTGCCCAATCTCCGACGGCCCCAGTGCCTTTTGCAGCGACCGGCCGTGCTGCGCCCACGCGCGACGAAACACGCCCTTGAGGTCACCCAGCAGCTCGCGGTTGAACTCCTGCGTCTCGGTCGGCGGCCTGTCCCGCGCGGGGGCGTCGTCGGTCAGCCCGAAAAACCCTGCGTTGCCGCTCATGCTCCCGCCTCCCGTGAGAACGCCTGCGTGAGCGCATCCTCGGCCGCCTTGAGTGCGTCCTGATACGTCCGGTACGCCTCGCTGAGCTTGGTAGCCACACCCGCGGCCCGATCCACCAGCACGGCCAGCTCGGCGGCCCGCTCGGGCGTCAGCGGCGGCACGGCGCCGCCCTTGTGCCCGCTGGTGTTGACGACCACATGCCCGGCGTCAGCGCGCACGCCGACAACCACCTCGACCGGCGGTTCGTCGAGGCCACGCAACCCGGCCGCAGCACGGACAGCGGGCCGCACCTCCACCTTGCCGACGTGCACAAAATTCGGGTTGCTCATCGAACCGCCCCCCGAATCGCGTTGCGCACCAACCGCTGATAGGTCGCTTCGGCCGTCTTGCGTGCACGCTCGCGCGTGTTGTACGCCGCGGCGATCGACGGTGCCGCCTTGTGCGCGGCGGCCATCAGCTCGGCGATCTGCCGGGACTGCTCCGCGGTGACGGCCACGCCCGCGCTCGACGCCTGCAGCCGCACCTCGCCGCTCGCCGGGATCACGTACACGACGGCGCTCGCCCGCGTCGCCCGCAGCTCGGGCGGCGGCGCATCGCCGACGAACACCCGGCCGATCACAACCTCGGCGCTCACAGGTGCGCTCCCGCCATGTTGCGCAGAATGTCGAAGCACAGGCCCGTGGCGAACGCATCGCCAATCGCGCTGTGCCGGTCGACCACCGCCACCGCCAGGCGCTCAGCCACGGCGTCGAGGCCCGCCAGCTCGGTGGGCTGCCCGTTGAGCTTGCCTGCCGCGAACGCCGCGAGGTCGGCGAGCCGGTGATGCCACACCCGGCCGACGGGCTGCGGCGACGAGCCCCCGGCGAGCTGGCGGGCGACGATCGCGGAATCGAACGCCGGGTTGCTGCCCGCGAACGTGTTGCCGTGCAGCCAGTCCTGCACCTCGGCCCACGCCACCGCGGTCTGCTGCTCGGTCAGCGCCTCGCGCCACAGCGCCCGCTCGTAGTAGCCGTTCACCTCCATAGCGGTCGGGTCGGCCGCCTTGAGCTGCGCCAGCGAGACGTGCGGCACAAAGTACAGCGACTCGCCGGTATCGACGTTGAGCAGCGCCACCTCGACCGGCGCGGCCGTGTCGTGGTCAAGGCTCGTCGTCTCGATATCGACGACGATCAGCTTGCGATCACTCATGTTTGGGCTCCTATCCCTCGTTGTCATCGACCAAATCCATGCGGTAACTCACCTGCGTTTTGACGAACGCCGCGAACACGTCCGGTGCGGCCTTTTTGAGCGCGCCCTGATCGAACTTGTTCGACTTGATTTCCTTGCGGCGCACCACAACCGCGCCGCCGATCGTGCCTTCGTCGTCGCCGCCGAGGGCTTCCTCGACCGCAGCCTTGGCGGCCTTCTCGACCTCGGCCCACTTCGCCTTTTCGTTGCGCGCGTGCGCCAGCAGGTCGACCTGCCCCTTGATATCGGAAAGATCAGCCATTGCAGGCCCTTTCGTTGTCGTGCGAATACTTGAAGCTGGCGCAGTGCCAGCAGTGCGAGCAGCCCACGTCGCTGTGATCGGTGTACGGGTGCGAGCACCTGCACACCATGACGTGCGCCGGGTCGTCAGCCACGCGCTCGATGTGCACGGCCTCACCGCCCCAGGTCTCGACGATCACCCGCGGCCGGTGCCACAGCCGATCGAGCGCCTGCAGTGCCGAGCTGGCGGCGACCGCCGGGTCGTCGACGCCGTACGCGATCCGGTGCTCGATCGTGTCGGCCAGGCCGCCGAGGTAGTCGAGCGTGGCATCGAAATGCCGCTGCTCGACCCACACCTCGACGACCTCGCGGTCGGCCCACCAGGGCCGGTTACTGTCGGTCACGCCGCAGGCTTGACTTCCAACACGACCGGGAACGCCGACAGCCACCCGATGCGAGGGCCGCCGGTGAACAGGTCGTACGTCTCGCCGACCTCGACGGACTGCCAGATATCCCACGACGTGAAGTGCCCGACCTCCATCGCATCCTCGACGTTGAACGAACCGCACGAGGTGGTGAGACGCTTTGTGCGCGTACTGGTCCCGTCGGTGCTGCTGTACAGCACGTCTTTGGCCTTGACGGTGCAACCCTCGTGCCACTGCTGGTTGCTCGTCGCGCAGCCCGGCAGCACGGCCACCGCGGCGGCCACGGCGACCGCGGTCAGCCCCTTGAGATTCATCGCTGTTGTGCTCCTATCGGTTGGTTGGTCGGTCAGAAGAAGATCGGGATACCGGGGCTGCCCGGCAGGCCCGGCTGCGGAATGAAGATCACGCCGCTAGGCCCGTTATCCTGCTGCCCGCCACCGCCATTGCGGCCGCTCTCACACGCGGTCGCAGAGACGGCGATCAGGGCCAGCGCCGCGGCGGCGGCAATCGTGCGGATCATGTTGTGGGGCTCCTATCCCTTGGTTGTGTCGGCCAGCGCCTCACGCCGGGCGATTTCAAACTCGATGTACTGAATTGCCTTGCGCAAGTCCTCGATTGCGTCGTGCTTGAGGTCGCAGCGCCACACGTACTTGGTGGCATTGCCGAGGCAGAACCCCATGTGCTGCGTAATGTCAATGCACTCGATCGGGTGCCCGCACGCCGAGCACTTCGCCGGGCTCGACGTGTAGTGCGACGGGTGCGCCACCATGTCGACGGGCGTTTGCTCGACAGGCTCGCCGGCCTCGGCATCGTTGCAGGTCAGCGTGATTCGCGGCGAAAACCCGTCGTTGCTGCAAAACATCACGAACGGGCCGACAGCACCGCGCTGCCACGGCGCCACGCCGGTGCTCCACGCGACCCACCCGCTGCCCTCAAGCCAACCCCAGTGCGCGCCCGTCCTGTCTGCCCACACGTACGCCTTGTCGGCGTCGTCGAGGCTGTCGACCTTGGCCTTGCCGAGCACCTGCGGCAGCGTCTCGTCGAGCCACACCTGCGCCTGCGCGGCCACGCCGTCGTCACCGGCGGCGAGCTGGTGGGCCAGGTCGGCGAGCTGCCGCACCGGCTCAGGCATGAGGTGCGTCGGGTCGGCCCACGCCTCGGGGTCGCCCGCCTCGGTCGCCGCGGGGGCGTCGCCGAACATGTACGGCGCCAGCTCATCTAACTGGCGGCCGAGCGCCTCGGCCTGCTCGGCGACCTTCTCGCGCACCGCCAGGCCGCCGAGCCCCATCAGGTCGCACGTGTGGCACCACATAGCGAACGACGGGTGAAACACCCGCGCCTCGTACTTGCCGCACACCTCGCACATTGGCTGATCGCTCACGCGACGGCCCTCCCCTCGCGGTCCATCAGGCCGCGCTTGATCTTGCGGCGCTCGCGCTTCGTTAGTCCTGCCCATACACCCTCCTGGTCGGTGCTGAAACTCATTGCCCGCTCGTAACATTCGTCGAGCACCGGGCACCTCGCGCACACCCTGCGCGCCTCGCGCACGCTGCCGCCCTGCTCGGGGAAGAAGATCGCCGGATCAACCTGCGCGCACAGCGCGTCGGCTTCCCATGCCTCGGGCCGCCCGAGGAACACCTCGGCGCTCACGCTGCGCCCTCACTCTCGATCGTCTCGGCCTCGTCGTCGGCGACGATCTGATCGAGCACCGACAGCGGCACGCCGTCGGTCGTCTCGCGGGTTGGCACCAACCGCTGCAGCCCCTCGATGGCGCCGCCCCCCTCGGCCAGCGACCGCAGATACCTTGTGACGCCGGGCGAGTCGATATCGACCAGCGCGGCCAGGGCCACCGCGACGCCGGTCAGCGCGTGCGGGTCGAGCTTGCGCAGTCCTGCCCACACCTCGCCGGGATCGTCGTCGCGCACCCGCTCGGCGAGGCCCATCGCTCGATCGAAGATCGCTGCGCACTGCTGCGACCGCGGGCCGTGGTCGAAGCTGATCACCTTGCTGCCCGCCTTGGCGGCCTTGGCGATCCGTGCCGCCCGCGGCGAGGTCGACGACCGCAGCATCAGCGCAACGCGAATGATCGCCTGCCGGGTGAACGTGCCCGTGTCGGCATCCCAACCGGCCGCGGTCAATTCGTCACGGTGACGCTTTACTACCTTGTCGAGAATCCACGGATCGTGAGCGATGCGCAGCAGCGTGAGCACCTCGTCGGTCGTCGCCGTCTTGCCGACGCGCGGCGTGAACATGTCGAGCACGTGCGTGTTCTCGGCCGCCCGCGCGGCCTCGACGTACTCCTCGATCGCTGCAACGTCGTACAGCACCCGGCGGCCAGCGTGCTTGTGCGCCGGGGCTGTCCCGCGGCGGCGGCGTGCGCGCAGTGCCACGCGAGTGATGCCGAGGCGCTCGGCAGCCTCGCCCTCGTCGATGTGCCGGGCGCTCACCGAGACACCGCCGAGACATGGCCGGGGCATGTTGCGTCGCGGCGCTGGCAGTCGACGCAATCCGGCGCCGCTGCGGGCTCGCGCATGGTGTTGACAGCGTTCACGGCGGCGGCCACGGCGCCGAGGCTGGTCAGCCCCTCGGCACGGTAGGCGTCGAACACCGCTGCGGCGGCGCGCATCTCGTCGTGAGAGAGAGTGATCACCACGGCAGCACTCCCGCCCCGAGGCCCAGCCACAGCCCGGCGGCGGCCACGCCGACGAGCATCATTGCGAGGTTGAGCAGGATCACGCCGACGATGGCGCCGAGGCGCTCGCCCGGCGGGCACGCCCCGAGGTGATGGCGATTGCAGGGCAGGCAGTACGGCGCGGGGCTCATGCGGCCACCGCCGCGCGCAGCAGCCCGACGATCGGCCGGGCGACGAACAGCTCGACCAGGTGCTCGACGGTCAGCGCCGTTTCCAGCGCCAGCCCGTACAGTGCGACCGGCACGCTGGCCTGCGGGTCGTTGAGGGCCTCGTCGATCTGCGGGCCGACCAGCGTCTCGACGCGCTGTGCGATCGTCGGCTCGTCGGGCCTGACGTGCGCTAGGATTCTGCACGGCATAACAAGTGGCTCCTATCCCTTGGTTGTGTCGGCCAGCCCCCGCCTCGTGTGGGGGCTGTGTCGTTGGTGGGGAGGTGCGGCGCAGCAGTGACCTCGCCGTGAAAGGCATTCCGGGTCGTGGGCCACGCTTACGGGTAGAAGTGAAGGAAGACCCCGCTTGACGCCGCACCCCCAAGCTCAGCCGTACCGCTCCATATCCGGCTCGCCGCGCAGGATCGTCGTCGGCGGCTCGGCCGGATCGGGGTCGAGGGCAGCGGCGCGCTCGGCCGCCAGCTCGCGGTGCGCCTCGGCGAGGTCAGCCAGCGCCGCGCGGTGCGCCATGTCTGCCTGGTCTCGCTCGTCGATCAGGTAGGCGATCCGGCGCTCGTCGGCGCGAATCTTGTCGGCCTGCGAGGCGACCACCCGGCGGGCAGCGTCGCGCTCGCCGGTCAGCTCGGCGATCTGACGCTTGAGGTCGCCAATCGCGGCCATGTGACGGGCTAGCTGCATGAACGGCTCCTAACTCGGCGGCGTGAGGTGGGGGTCAGGGCGAGCGGCCGGTCAGCCGGGGGCGCAACCGACTTGCGGCCCGACTCGGGGGCGACTCGGAACGAACTGAGCGCGGCGTCGATATCGGCCTGCGTCATGCGCCAGGACCGCCCGACCTTGCGGCCGGGGATGCGGCCCGCGCGCACCTGCTCGGTCAGCCACCGCTCGCTGCACGGAATGCGGCGGGCAACGTCGGCGAGCGGGAACGTGAGCGGCTCGGTGGTGGGCGCGCTCATGCGGCGGCCCGTCCGGTCACGTCGACCAGGGCCTCGATCGGCACGTCGAACTCGGCGGCCAGCGTGGCGATCATGTTGTGAGTCGCAACACCCGACCAGTCGGGGCCGAATGTGGCGTAAACGGTTGACTTCGTGAGGCCGAGGCGCTTAACGAGGTCGTAGCGACCGCGAATGCCATTGGCAGCCAACACGTTTGCGACCCGCTCGGGATTCCATCGCAGTTCGTGTTTGAAGTTCTGCACGGTTGGGAACGGTAGCCCATTGGGTCCGAAAACGGAACCATCTGGCACGCAACACGCCGATGAGTCGCCTTTGCAGTCTCAAACGTCCTGGTCAGCCACTTGAGCGGTTCTGAAATCTGTACTAGATTGCTTGTCGAAGGGACCGCCGGGCCGGTACAGGAACACGCCGCCCCTGCTGGACAACCACCGGGCACAAGGAGACACGACCAACATGCCACCGCACGCACCACACGCACCCGACGACGCCGACCGGCTCGCCGCATACCTCGGGTTCAAGCTCGGCAGACCACTCAAGCTGCGCGAGATATTGGAGGCCCTGCAGATGAGCAAGACCCGCTACTACGGGCAGCGTGACGAGGGCACCCTGATCAGGCCCGACAATCTGCTGCGCGCGGCGCGCAATCTCAACCTGAATCCCGTCGAGCTGCTCGCGCACTTTGACCTGATCGCCGACGCCGAGGTGATCGCCTACGCCGACACGGCTGCGCCCTCACACCCTCGCGCGGCGACGGCGACCGAGGGGGTGCAAGCGGCAGCCACCACAACGACCTTGGACACGGCCGCCGCGGTGCGGCCCCAGAAGCGGAGCCGTAGGCCGCGCGGAGGCGAGGCAACCCTCGTGTAGCCCCGAGTAACGCCCCTGCGCCCGCGGTCGATACACACGGCTGCGGGCTGCTTTCTGCCCCTACACTGCGACACCCCCGAAGGTTGCAACCCCCGTGCTCGAAACGTTCAACATCGCGCTGCGCTCGGCAGTGCTCATACTCATGGCTGGCGTCGTGCATTACCGCCGACTCTCGTGGTCTATGCCCGTTCCCTACGAACGCGGCATAACCCTGTTCCTCGCGCTGCAGGCCGTCGGGCTGTGGCTGTCGGGGCCGCTACCGACATTCGGGCTGTGCGGGCTGCTGCACCAGCTCACCGGCGTGGAAGCTCTCGACGATCTACTCGGCCCCCTGTTCTACGTGCTCAGCTTCGCCGTGCTCGCGGTGAACATGCTCTACCGCGTCGCCGACGACGACGCCGACGGTGCGCGCCTCGCCTGGTGGGCCGTACTGGTGCCCACGCTCGGCGTCAGCGTGCCGGTGATGCTCTGGTCGTTCTCTCAGGCCAGCGGAGACGCCTCCGTGCTGCTCAACGTGCACCCCGAGGCAGTCTTGCGCATCTACCAGTGCGCCAGCTTCGGTGCGGTCGGCTGGCTGTCGTTCGTGGCGTACCTCGCGCTGCGCATCATCGCCACCGACCATGCGCAGCGCCAGGTCGCCCGCGACTGGCAGATCACGCTGCACGTCGGCATCACCGGGGCCGCACTCGGCGTCGCCGACGCACTCACACCCGGCGTCGGCCTCGGTCGGCTCACCTGGTGGGGAACCGCCGCAGTCGGTGCCGCGACGGCGCTCATAGCTGCGCGCAGTTGGCACCGGCAGATGCGCAGCGCGCGCAAACTGCTGCACGCCACGCGCACCACGCGGCGCGAGCTGGACGGCGACACGATCGAGGCGCACCGGCTGCGCGTCATGCTGGCATCCGAGACGATCCTCGGGCCGCCGCGCGCAGACGAGGCGGCGACGTACTGCGCAATGGAGGGCGCCATGCCGCGCGGCGACGACAGCGAGGGGCCGCTACTGCCCGCCGTTTAGCAAACCGCCGGCACGCGCCCGATCAGGCCGCTGACCTGCGCGGGGGCGCAGGCTCAGCAAAAAGGCCCCCGAGGTTGATCGCCTCGGGGGCCTTTCCTGTGCGCGGGCCTACCGGCCGGGGTCGAGCTGCGCCGCGATGGCTGCTGCCACAGTCTTGCCGTGCGACCTGTCCAGGTGCCCATAGACGCCGATCGTGACCTTGATCGACTCGTGCCCGAGGTGCTGCTGAATCGCGGGCAGTGGGACACCGGCGGCAATCAGCCAGCTCGCGCACGTGTGCCGCAGATCGTGAATGCGCGGCTTCACGTCCAGGCCCGCGCGCTTGATCGCGGGCTGCCAGTGGTTCTCGTGGAAGTTGTGCCCGCGCACCGGGGCGCCGCGACCGTTGACGAACAGCCACTCATGCGAGTAATCGAGCTTGTCGAGCACCGAGGCATCGACGTTGATCGTGCGGCGCGACCGCTCGGTTTTCGGTGCGCCGAGCGCGTAGCCGCCGCTCGCATATGTGCGCTTCCATGCGCGCGAGATACGCACGGTGCCGTCGGCGCGGTTCACGTCCGACGGCCGCAGCGCGGTGACCTCGCCCCACCGGGCGCCGCTGGCGACCAGGAACTCGACGAGCGGCTGCCACCGCAGCGGCATGTTGTCGTGCAGCTTGGCGTACTGCTCGCGCGACAGGAACACCATTTCTGCCCGCTCAGTGCGCGGTACCTCGATCAGCCCGGCGCCAGCGGTCGCAGGGTTGGCAGCGATGTGCCCGCGGGTCACGGCGACGTTGAGCGCCGACGACAGGAACCCGTGCTTATTGCTGATCGTCTTACCGGCGAGGCCCGCCTCGGCGAGGCCCTGCACCCACTTGGCAACGTCCTCGGCCGTGAGCGCGGCGAGCGGGATCGCGCCAAGGGCCGGGGCGATGTCCTTCTCGACCATTTTGCGGTAGTCGTACAGCGTCGACTTTTCGACGCCCGTCTTGTGTCTGAGGTAGTGGTCGAGCCACTCGCCGAGCGTGTAGTGCTGGCTGGCGGCGTCGGTCGTCTCGATCACCTCAAGGGCCTTGGCGGCGCCGAGCTGGTCGACCATCCGCTTGAACTCGACGGCGTGCCCGACGTCGTCGAACGAGGTCGAAGTTTCCTCGCCGTTGAGCCGATATCGAACCTGCGTGTAGGTGCTGCCGTCTTTGCGGGAGCGGGTGCGAATGGATGCCATAGGCGCAGATAGTAGGCGATTGTGGACGGGCGTGTGGACGCAAGCAAAACGCCCCGGTCAGATTTATGGTCTGACCAGGGCGTTTGTTGGTGGAGCTGCCGGGAATCGAACCGCGGTCCTTTTGGGCCTTTGACCTGGGAAAACGTCTCAGATCGGCACGCGAAAGTACGCGAAACTACGCGAAAACACGCAGGTCGACGCGGGGTGTGTGGACGCGGTCCACGTGCGGGCCACACCGGGGCGTTGTTTGCTGCAGCAGCAAACATGCCTCGACGAGGTGCCGGGAAACCGCTGCTCATATGCCGCAGGGTACAGCGCCGCGGATATGATCACGCCATGAAACGCGCTCTCGTCGCGGTTGCCGTTGGCGCCGCCACCGCACTGCTCGCCGCGCCCACTGCGGGCGCCGACGACGACACGTTCTATTCACAGCTCGCCGAGCTGTGGGGGCTGCCGCCCGGCGACCTTCTCCTGCGCGCCGACTCGCTCGCGGTCGGTTACCAAATGTGCACCGACATGCGCGACGGCGTGCCGCGAGAGATGACCGCCCGCAGTTGGCACATGCGTTTCCGCGAAAGCTCGACCATCGAGCTGGCGAACCAAATGGCCTACATCGCGCAGAGTGAGCTGTGCCCAGATACGGCCGAATAGCCACACAGGCGCACGAAAACGCCCCCGGCGGGTAAAACCACCGGGGGCGCTGCCGTCGAGGCGCTCAGGCCACGTCGAACAGGGTCAGCGGGCCGTCGTCGCCGTCCTGGTCGTCGTCGGCGAGCCAGGCGTCGGCCCAGCGGGTCAGCACCGTGTCGGGGCGCCCGACGACCGGCACGGCCTTGACGAACCGCTCGCGCCACCGCAGCGCCCACTTGAGGCAGTTGCCGCAGTGCTTGTGCTCGCAGCCCAGCGACATGGCGGGGTTGTCGGCGTTGCGCCGGGCGTTGTACGACCAGCCCATCGAGTCGGCCGTCGTGAGCAGGTCGCCGTACACCTTGAGGCCCAGCGACTTGACGCCGAACCCGTGCACCGGCAGCTCGGGGTCGCGGGCGAGGATCGCCTCAAACACGGCGCGAATCTCGTCGGTGTGCTGGCGGCGGCACACGCTGCCGACACCCACCAGCGGCACGGCCTTGAGGTCGACGCCCGCCTCGGCGTACATGTCCATGCAGCGCAGGTAGTCCTCGACGGCGTAACCCTGCAGCACCGGCATGAACGGGCATTCCTCGTCGCTCACCTCGGCCCACAGCTCGCACAGTTCGACGTAGTTCGCAACGGTGCGGCGCTGGTGCTCGATCACGCTCAGGCCCGTCTTGGCGATCATGTCGGGCTCGCACATCCAGTCCTGCGGCGCGGCCCATTCCAGCTTGCCGATCTCGCGGTCGTAGCGGGCCACCGCGGCGACGTACTCGGCGGGCGTGGTGCGCCACTCGCCGTACATGCTCAGCTCGGAGAACCCGCCGGAATCCAGCGCCCACTTTTCGATGGCGACGGGCAGCTCGCCCTTGAGGCGCATCAGGCGTCGGTGCGAAACGAACAGCGGCACACCGGCCGTGCGCAGCCATGAGGGCTCGTGCGTTCCGAGGTAAAAGTGCTCGCGCATTTGGGGCTCCTATCCCGTGCCGTTGTTGGCATGTAAACAGTAACACATGGCTGTCTGTATGCAAACACACAACACGCCCCCGACCGCGGCGGCCGGGGGCGTGCGTTGCGAGCTGGCTAGCTCAGGTGCCCGATCGTCTCGTCGATCGCGCGCAGGCGCTCGTCGTTGCCGTCTATGCGGCGCTGCAGCTCGGCGATCGTGCGCCGCGCGGCGAGGTTGTCCTGCTCAAGCGCGAGGCGCTCAGCGCGCGCCAGGGCGAGCAGCTCGTCACGGCCGAGGTGCTCGTGCGGTTGTGCCATCGTGGGCTCCTATCCCCTCGTTGGTCCCGATAACGGTACTCCCCGGCACGAGCGAGGCCCCCGCCGGTGTCGGCGGGGGCCTGTCGGGCTTACTTCCCGGTCTTGGGCAGCTTGTGCTTGCGAATGCCGCGCATGGTCACGACCTGCGAGGTGTGGCAGCTCGGGCACTCGCCGTACACGGTGCGCCGCCGCGGGTCGGTCGTGGTGCCCTCGACCGGGCGCTCGTTGCTGCCGGGGCAGGCGTCGGGGTCGACCTTGCCCATCGTCCACTCGACCGGCGCCGACGGGAAGCACTTCGTGCACAGCATCGCGCCGTGCTCGGCGACGGCCTCGGCCTCGGACTCGCCCGACAGGTTGGGCAGCCAGCCGATGCGGGTCGTCGGGCGCAGCGAGCTGCAGCCGGTCGAGCGGTGAATGTGCCCGTCCTGCACGAGGAAGAACCGCAGCCAACCCTTGTAGTGCGCATCCTCGTGCGCCACGATCGCGTCGTGCGCGGCCTTGACAGCGGCCACCGACGCGGGGTACTCGGCCACGCGCTTGGCGGCCTGCTCGGCGCGGTAGGTGGTGCCCTGCGCGGCGGCCTCGGCACCGGCGAGGGCCTCCTCGACGCTCATCTTCCAGTAGCCGGTGCGGCTGCGGCCGTAGTAGACCTTCTTGTCGTTGGCGTCGCGGTGCAGGCCGTCGACCAGGGCGTCGTGCTTGTCGCTCACGGCGTAGTGCGCGGCGTACAGCTCGGCGAGGATCGCGTCGGCTGCCTTGGCCTCGGCCTTGGTGTATTCGCTCATCGTGGGCTCCTATCCCTCGGGCGGCCGGTCGGCCGCGCTGTTGATATGTAAACAGTAACCCGCGGGCTGTATGCATGTCAACACCAAACGCAAAACGCCCCGCCGGTGTGTCGGCGGGGCGCTCGCGGCGGCCGGTCAGTCGACCTCGGGCACGTCGAGGTACTCAACGTCGGGCGTGTCGATCGAAACAATGTCCTGCAGCCACACGTTGTGCCCGAACCCCCAGTAGGCGACGCGAATCAGGTTGCCCGAGCCCGCGGTCGGGTCGGCCGCGCTGCGCGGGTGAATCGTGGCGTACTCGACGACCACAGTGCGACGCATCAGCTTGTCACCGTCGCGGGTGACCAGCACGACCGGCAGGCCCGAGCGGATCGCGGACTGCAGCGTGCGGTACTCGCCCTCACTCAGTCGGTCGTCGAACGCCGCCAGCTCGCGGGCGTCGGCGGCCTCGTCCATGTATCCGGCGGGCACCTCACGGCCGTTGATCGTGCCACGGCTGCAGGTGTACGGGTACGTGGTGTTGATTGCCATTGTGGGCTCCTATCCCTTGTCGTTGTTGACGGGTCAACAGTAACCCGCGAGCTGTATGCATGTCAACACCAACGCGAAACGCCCCCGACCCACAGGTCGAGGGCGCTCACAGGGCCGTCACTTCGGCGCGCGTCTACAGCCGGGCCTGCATCGCTCGCCAGCCTTGGCGCCACACCCGCCAGCGCGCCGCGGGCACGGCTCTGTCAGCGTGTGCTGCTCGGCCTGGTGCGCACGCGCCGCTGCGCGCGCCTCGGCGAGGATCGTCGCGCCGTTGATCACGAACGGCCGCAGCCCGCGGCGGGCTCTTACCGCGGGCATCAGCGGTCGCGCTTCCCGCGGTACTTGCGCACCGTCAGCCGGTTGATACCCATGCGGTTGGCGATGCTCAGCTCGCTGGCGCCCTCGTCGATCGACATGAGCACGACCATGCGGGCCGCCGCGCTCGCCGCCTCGTACCGCTCGCGGGCCTCGGCCAGCTCGTCGCCCATGCCCTCGGCGTCGAGGTCGTCGACCAGGAACCGGGCCACCGCCTCGATCGCCGCGCGGCGCCGGTGCGCGTTCTCGTCGCCGGGATAGTCGGCCTCGATCTGCTCGACCATGTTCTCGTACCGCGGCACCTGCAGCGCCGGGATCGTGCGCCGTCGACCGGCGACGTTGACCTGCAAACCACGTGCCACCTGCGCGGCCTCCTGCTCGGACAGTTCGCGGACTGTCATTGTCGGTGTACTCATCTCGGGCTCCTATCCCGTCGGTTGCTGTTGCGGGGTCAACAATACGGCAGCGTTGTATGCGGGTCAACAAACGCGAAAACGCCCCCCGCCGACGGATCGACGAGGGGCGTTCGCATGGTTTGCCGGATCTCGGCGTTTGATCGGATCACTGCAGGTCACGAGGTGTCCTCGGGCAGCTCGCCGGCGTTAGCTGCCGCGCACTGCTTGCGACAGCCTCGTGAGCGGGTCGAACCGCTGCGGAATCAGGTTCAGCAGGTGCGCAGCCAGGCCGACGACGACGACGCGCGTCGTCCACTTACGCCGGTCGAGGTATCGGTCGACGCCCTCGCTGAGCAGCTCGCCCGGCGGGCACGCAACCTCGTAGGCCACGACACCGGCGCCCAGCGCCAGCCACGCCCGATCAGCGCACCGCATCACAGCACCCCCAGGTTCGACACCTCGCCGCCGCGCAGCAGGTAGGTGAACGCCCCGCGGCGGGACTCGCCGCCCTGCCGCTCGCGGTACCAATCGCTGCCACAGTCGAACGTCGGCGAGCACACGATCGTCTTGGTGGCGTGCATCTCGACGGCGCCGACATGCCAGTGCCCGTGCTGCAGCACTTGGCACGCCCCGGCGGGCTGGTTGTGCACCGCCTGCTTGGCGAGCCATTCCAGCGCCTTGCCCTTGGGGGCCTGGTGCCCGTGCATCACAGTGACCACGGTGTCGCCGACGGGCACCGTCATGCTGCCCGACCACGGCTCAGGAATGCGCACCTCGACGTGCCCGTACGCCTGCTCGTTGAGCTTCATCGCATCGCGCACCGCGACGGCCGCCTCGGTCGCCCACCCGTCACCGGGGTTGGTGTTCCATGCCCGGTTGGCCTGATCGTGGTTGCCGTTCACCACGTCGAGGTACACGGCCGGGGCCGCGCGGAACGTGTCGACAGCCTCAAGCATCAGCCGCCGCAGCAGCCGGAACTGCTCGGCGATCGTCTCCTGCGTCAGCCAACTGTTGGCGCCCTTCTGCGACACCACGCCCTCGATACAGTCGCCCGGCATCGAGATTTGAACCCCGGCGATACCTCGCGCCGCCAGCTCGCGGTACTGCCGCCCGGCGGCGTCGAGGGACTGCACGAACCGCTCGACGATCTGCTCGGTTGAGCCGTCACGCGACCGCTTGCCGAGCTGCAGGTCGCCCGCCTGAAACACGAACCAGTACGGCGAGCTGGTCGCCGGGTCGATCGTCGGCACCTTGCGGGCGTCGGCGATCAGCGCCTCAAGTCCGGTCGTCGTGTCGCGGTCGATCGGTTCGCAGCGCAGCCGGTACGCGGCGAGCCACCGCTCGTCATAGGTCTGCCAATGGGACTCGCGCAGCACCTCGACGATGCGCCAACGCTCGGGGTCTTTCCCGACGCTGCGCAGAATCTCGGCGTACTCGATCGGCTGACCGGGCTCAGCCTCGACGTGCCCGGTTTCGATGACAGCGCCGCGCGAGTCGAACTCGACAGCGGGCCGCCACGGCACGTCAGCCGCGGCGGGTGTTTCCAGTCGATCAGACAGCGACACGTGCGCCCCCTCGGTGATGGTCGTTGATCAGCTCGGAGAACCGAGGCCGCTTGATCGCCAGCGGGTTGCCGGGATCGGTGGCGCAGGCCCGCCACAACGCCGACAGCGACCCGCCAGAGGCGAGCCACTGCTCAAACGCTGCGCGGTCGCCCTCGTCGGCCTGGTCGAGCCAGCGGCACACGGCGCACTCGGTCGACGGCGCGGGCTGCGGGTCGCCGAGACGGTCGGCGAGGCTCACGAGACCCGCCTCGCCAGCTCGTCGATCTTGCTCTCGACTGTGTTCAGTCGGCCGGTTGCGTGGGCACGGTCGGCCCGCACCTCGCCGCGCAACTGCCCCACGTCGGCGCGCACGCCGCCGATATCGCGGCCGAGGTCGCCGAGGTGGTCCCGCACGCCGCCGATCGCGTCGCGCAGCCCGTCGATATCGTCGCGCAGGTTCGTCGTGTGCGAGTTGGCGACGTGCTCGCGCACCGTGTCGACCGTTGCGTGCGTGCCCTTCGCCTTGAGCCAGACGGCCGCCAGGCCGACGCCGTTAACCAGCGCCAGCCCGGCGAGCCCGTACCAGTCGCTCGGCAGCGTTGAGGCTGCCGCGCTCACGTCCCAACCGCCGAATGCTCGCCCGCGGCGGCCTGGTCGTTACCGGCCGGATCGCTCGACGTGCGCGTGTTCGTCGCCGCCAGCGCGCCGCCGAGCAGCGCCACGATCGCCGCCATGATCGGGGTCAAGGTCGAGTTTTCGGCCCACCCGAGTCCCACAATGAACGCCTGCACAGCGGGCAGCAGCCCGTACACCCAGCGCCGGAACCCGTCACGTGTGTTGAAGAACGCCAGCGCCGGGCTCGCGACGGCGAGCACCAGGCCGATAATCAGCTTGGCGGTGTCCTCGCTGGCGATGTTCCACGTCACCATTGCCGTTACGGCGTACGGCGACAGGATGTGCACCTGCAGGCGCAAATCCTCCCACGTGCGGATGCCGAGGCGCTCGGCGGCGAACTGCCGCACACCTGCCCACACCTGCATCAACATGCCGACGATTGTCTCGGCCACTTTCGCCATTTCGGCCTCCTCACGCCGCCATCGCGCGCATGTGCGCGACGGCGTGCTCGTAGTAGGTCGGGCCGCCCGGCGTCACCGGCCGCAGGTGGTACTCGATGTGCGGCGCCGTGATCGGCTTGCGGCCAAAGAAGATGAGCGCCCGCACGATCGCCTCGACGATCGACCGCAGCCCCGCCAGCGGGCCGCGCAGCACGGCCATGATCCGATCGACGATCGAACCGACGCCGATCACGTCCGACAGGCCGCGCAACTGCACGAGCTTGAAAATCGCTGTCATGTCCTCGCCGACTTCGTTGTCGGGCACGTTCGCGTAAATGTCGCCGGGGTCGAACTCGTCGACCCAGAAGTCGGGCGTACCGACGATCCGGCGATCGCTGATACCTCGGCCGCCGCTGTCGTCCAGCTCGCGGCACGGGTTGCCGAACGTGACGCCCGCCATCAGCTTGTGTCGCACGTGCTTGAGACGGCCGGTGCGGAACTCGTCGAGCAGTGCCGAGGCGACCATGCCGCCCTGCGAGTACCCGCCGAGCGCGTATCCGTCGGGCACCTCAAGCGACGGCCGGGCCTCGTACTCAAGCACCAGGCGCACGCCCATGTCGACGCCGGACTGCGCCGAGCTGCCCATCGGTACCGCGGCCGGGATGCCGTTGGGGCCGTAGTAGATCGGCTGAAAGTAGTACAGGTCTTCCATGCGCCGCGCGAGGTCGGCCGGGTACCCGGTCCACATGTCCGCGCCGGTGCCCGACGCTGTGAGCAGTACAGGCTTGCTCACAGCGCCGCGCCCTTGCGGATCACGCAGTCATCGCCCGCCAGTGCGCACGACCCGTCGCCGCCGTTCGCCACGAGGATGCACGGGCCGCCGCCCTGCTGGCACGCCACCTTGCGGGCCGGGGTCGGTGCGGGGGCCTCGGGCTCGTCGACCTCGTGCGGCTCGTCGAGGCTGTCGAGGATGCGCTGCGCGAGCTGGCGATCGGCCTGCCGGGTCGGGTACTTGGCCGGGTCGGCGCCCGCGACCTCACGCAGCAGCGCCAGTGAGCCGGGGTCGCCGAGGCGAGCCAGCTCGGTGACGAGCACGACATGCAGGTTGCCGTCGGTGTTGAGGCCGAACCCGGCGACGGTCTCGGATTCCTTCTCGTCGAGGTGCCGCAGCGCACTGCGCGACACGAACCGCTTGTCGGCCAGAATCTTTGCGAGGAAACGGGTTTCTCGTACCGCTTCCAGCATTTCGCGCTGCTCGGCCGCAGTCAAAGCGCCCATGAAGTCATCGCCTCCGTTCAGGATCGTGAGTAGCTCGTCGCCCATCGCCAGGGCGCCGTTGTATCGGTTGCGGCGGTCGTCGATTCCGTTCTGACCGCCGTTGATGTACTGCGTTGCCCGCACGAGGTCGCGGGCGTCGGCCGCGTCGTTCATCGGGCGTTGGGTCGTCCAGTACCACGTGACGCCCACGAACCCGTAACGGTCGCTTGCCAATTCGTCGGGATTGTCGACGAAGAACGTCGGCGTAGGCACCAGGCCCTTGCCGTGCGCCCACCGCGACAGCTCCGTGTAGTTGCGGCGGCCGGTCACCTGGATAGGCCCCCGACCGCGGTAGCGGTACCCGTCGCCGGGCTGCGTGTTGCCGAGGTCGAGACGCCCCTCATAACCGCGCTGCGCCTCGGTCGGCCCCCACAGCTCAGTGAAGTACCGCAGCCCGACAGACTCGTGCCCAACCTGTGCGCCCCACATAGCGATACGCGGAACAGAGAACGCCGCGCCGCAGTCGGCGAGGCATTCCTGCACGGCGGGCAGCAACGCCTGATAGCGGGCGAAAGGCAGCGAGCCACCCATCAGCCGCATGAGGGCGTCAGCGGCCTGCGCGGCGGCGTCGATCGGCGCCTCGGGGTCGACCGTCACGTCGGCGTAGGCGTAGCCCTTCGGCGGGATCAGCGACGCGCACTGATCGAAGCTGATCCAATACCCTTGCGGCTGAAAGCCACTGTCTGCGATCCACACCGCGCGGCCGACGCCGGGCGCATTGTCGTCGTAGCCCATCGCCGCGACGTAGTGGTACGTGGTGCCGCCGCTGTAACGGGGGCTCACGCTTCCCTTGACGCCTCGCGGCTTATTCGACGGGGGCGCAACCCAGTTCATAACGACGCCGAACCCGGCGTCGATCGACTGCTTGAGGTGCCGCCACAGCGTCTCGCGCTGGTCGGCCCGCGGCGGGTCGTTCTCGATGTACACGGACGTGTACCGGGCGTCGGGCACCCGCAGATCGAGAATGCGCTCGATCAGCCCGACGTAATCGGTGCCGCGCACCGTGGTGCCGATCTCGCGGGCGAGGGTCGCCTCGGCGACGATCAGGCCGCGGCTGTTGAGCACGACCTGCGTCGCCGCGGGGCCGCACCAGTACCCGGTTTCCTGCGGCACGATCGAGCGATCGTAAGGCAGTACCTTTTCCATATTCAGTTGTCCTGCTTCCCTATTCGGTTACGCCGACAGGTCGTAAATGTGCTCCGGTGTCACGTCGATAACGCCGTCACCGTTGAGGGTTGCGCCGGGGGTCAGCGGCCTGCTGTAGAGGAAAGTGCCGTCAGCCTTGCGCACGCTGTAGAAGTTGACAGCCACGCCGCCGGGCACGTTGAACTGCTGTGTGCTGCCGACGATCCGGGCCTTGCCGTTGTCGGCGCCGCCGGAAATGATCGCCGCCGCGCCCCAGGTGGTCGTCTTTCGGGCGTAGCTGCCGCCGCTGATTTCGTTCGCGCCGGTCGTGCCGGGGTCAGTCGAGTGCAAGCTGATCAACGCGCCCTGCTGCCCGATCGCCGTCACAATGGCGAGCTTGAAAGCGTCAGTGGCTCCTGCCATGTCATGCTCCTATTCAGTTGTTTGCCGACCCGAGGCGCTGCCGCAGGTCAGGGTGTGAATCCGGCGCTTTGCCGGCGTTAGCTACTGGTAGGCGCGAATCCACGCCTGCCCGCGCCCGCCTCGGCCGCCAGACGACAGGAAACCGCCGCCAGCGCCGCCGCCGCCGGGCTCCCGGCCCGCGCCGTTGAGGCTCGTCTGCGAAGCGCCGCCGACGTAAAGCTCGCCGTTGTAGTCCATGTTTCCGGCGCCCTGCCCGCTCGGGTTCAGCAGACCCATGCCGCCATCGCCGCCCGCCGCTGTGCTCGTGAGGCCCGCCACGGTCGCTGTCGTTGCGCCTCCGTTGGCGCCGTTGGACGCACCGCCAGCGCCCACTACGCCGGTGATTGTGGTTGCCGTCCAGGGAATGTCAACGCCGCGGCGCAGCGTCACCGTGAACCACAGGCCCGCTCGGCCGCCCTGCCCGTTACCGGCGAAGCTGCCATTCGTGCCCGCCTCGCCGCCGCCGAGCAGCACCACGTCGATGTACTCACACCAGTACGGGATGGTGAACGTGAACGCGCCCGGCGTGATGAACTCCTGCCGCAGCGGCTCCGTCGTCGGGTAGGAGTTCGACGCACGCGCTGCGCTCACCGACCGTGATGCTGCCGACGACCGCAGCAGCGTCGCTGCCGTCGCGGTGCTCACGTCGAGCGCCTCGGCGACCAGGCCGATAAGCAGCCGCGCCCCAGCGGCGCTGACCGATGCCGCGGCGGCGCCGCCATACCAGTGTTCAAGCACTCCCGCGCGGGCGCTGCTCGACGAGCTGGCGACTGCCGACGCCCGCAGTAGTACGGCCGCCTCGGATGCACTCACGCCGAGCGCCTCAGCGGTCGCCCTGACCGCCAGCGCAGCCGTCGCCGCCGACACGCTCAGCGCAGAAGCCAGCTCATGCACGAGGGGCCGCCACGAGGGTGCCTCGAAGATCGGCGGCGCCGATGCCGGGGGCGCTGTTGACCACCCGACACCGGCACGGCCGCCGTCGACCGGCTGCGGCGACCACACGCTCACGCTGTGCTCCTGTTCAGCAGGATGGCGGCGAACCACGTTTTCGCACCGGCAGCGTCGCCAATCAGGTTGCCCGCATTGCCGTTCGGGTTAACGATCGGCGTCGGGTCGGAGACAGTCACGTCGCACGCCGGTTGAATCTCGTCGCCCACATCGCAATACAGCTCCATGCCACTACCGCCGAGCGTCTTGTTGCGCGGGTCGCCGCCACCGCCGTTGCTGCCCACACTCGTGTGCGTGGTGTAGCAGTCGCCGTAGGCCGCCAGTACGCCGTTTTTGAAAACGGCCGTTCGCCATTCGCGCGAGTTGGGCGGGTTATTCCCGCTCTCAATGCGCATTGGGAACGTGTACCAACCCTCAATGCCGATCGTGAGCGTCTGCGTTGCGGGATTCCAGTCGAGCCCCGGCGTAATGCGGTCGATCGTGTCGAGCGTGTTCGCCGTAAACGGAACTGTCGAGCTAGGCGAAGCCTGCCCGGCCGCCGACGTGCTGCCGCGGAACGCGCGGAAGCCAACGCCACGCGTCGGGGTCGGCGTGTTGTCGGCGATCGTCACCGCGCCATACGAGTTGGGGCTCGTCTGCCCGCTGCCCAACCTGCTGCCCGCAGCCATGCCGAATCCCCAGCCGCGGCAATCCTCGCCCATCGCCGTGACGCCTGCGCTGTCGTTCCACAGGCCGCCGTTGACGGGCTTGCCGTTCAGCAGGAACCGGAACACCCGCGAGCCACCAGCGGTGCCCGCCTCAAGGGTGAACGTCGCGCCGACCGTGCCGCGGTTGCAGGAGAACGCCGACCCGACGAACACCTCGGCGCCGCCGTTGCGGTAACCGAACTGCGCCAGCTCGGCGCCGCCGAACTCGACGAACACGTAGCGGGTTTCGTCGTCGGACATGCGCACATAGATCCGCGAGTGCTGCGTCGTGCTGTCAGTCGGGAAGTGTGACTCTGCGCTGATCGTGCCGACGACGAGCGACGCCCGCTGAAAGTCCGTTTCGGTGTGCTGAATGTCGGAGCGGGTGCAGCGGAAACGGTACTGCGTCGCCCCGGCGCCCTGGTCGACCCACTCGACCTGCCCGTTGCGGATACGCACGTATCCCTGACTGCCGTAGTCGGTTGTTTGCGACCAGTACAGCGGCCCGCCGAGGCCGTTCTCGACCTCGCGCTCAAAGTCGTCGAGGCCCTGCATACCCGAGTTATTGTTGCCGTCGTCGCGGGCTTTCAGCTCGGCGATCGCAATGCTGTTCGCCACCTGCGCCGCCGCCAACGCGGCGAGCTGCTCGGCCGTGTCCTCGGCCGTAACCGACTGACGCCCTTGCCCGGTGAGGGCGTTCCACCAGTGCCCCCACGTGTCGCGCACGTCGTCGAACACGTCGCCGATGAAGTCGCCCATATCGGCCAGCTCGTCGGACAGGTCGAGAGTGTTGTCGATGTCGAGCGGAGGCATGTTGAGAACGTTCGTCAGCCGCGACGCATCGAACAGGCCCGACGGGGTGAGGTTCTGCAGCTTGTTGATCAAGTCCTCGATAGCGCCGCCGACGCCGCCCTTAACGCCGTTGAGCATCTGCTGCCACTGCTGGTTGAGGAAGTCGCCGAACGCCTGTGCCGCTGCAGCCGCCTCGGCGAACGCCGCCGCCAGCTCGTCGCGCAGGCCCTCGATCCAGTCGATTTGCGGCCGGTTCGACCCGAGGCTCGCGGCGAGGTCGTCGAAGTACACATTGCCCGCGGTGGCGCCCTGGTTGACGACCAGGCGCACGCGCACGGTCGTGACGCCCTCGGGCACCACGTACTGCCCGTCGAGCTTCTGCCATGCCGCCTGTGTGCCGCTTGCGTTCGACACTGACTTGATCAGTACCCGCTGCTCGCCAGCGTCGCCGTAGGTCATCAGACCGAGGGCGATCGAGTCGGCCGCCGCGGTGAGGTTCGCCCACCGCACGTAGCCGGATACGTCGAGCTTCTGCCCGGCCTGCACCGGGATTGCGTCGATGCTGAGCAGCTCGCGGATCGTGCCGTCGGCCGTGGTGCGCACCGACGCTGGGGCCGAGCGGTACGTCGCCGTGTCGCGCACCCACGCCGCTGTCGGGTCGTCGACTGCGATCGCGTCGGTAAACGAGCCGTTGGGCAGCAGGTTGGGCGAGTCGCGCACGATCGAGCCGAGCGGGATTTGCGCCAGCCGCCGCGGGTCGATGAGGCCAAACACGTTCTGCCCGACCCACTGTGCGAGCTGGTTGATACTCGCCAGCGGGGCGCCGACGTAGCCGAACACCTGCGCCAGGATCGGCACGAGGTGCTCGGGGTCCAGGGCGCCGCCGATAATGTTGCCGAGGCTGATCACGAGTGCCTCGGGGCTCGACAGGTCAAGGCCCGTCAGCTCTTTGAGGCCGCGCAACCATTCCTGCCAGATCACGCCAGCGTCGAGCTTGGGCAGCTTGCCGGGGTCTGGGATGAGCTGCCGCAGCGGGTCGCGGTCGACGACGAGCGCCCGGCGGTCGTAGACGGGAGGCACGTTACTTACCTCCCGCCTGCGCGTTGCGCCAGGCCGACTCTGCAGTCAGCCATTCGATCGCCACCTCGTCGATCGCACCCACGGCCGTGAACTCGTGCCACGTGTACTCGTCGGCCCGCAGCGGCAGGTGCTCGGCCGCCTTGGGCGGCAGATCAGTCCACGGCACCTCACGCTCGTTGTACTCGACGATCGTCAGGCCCAGGTTGCCCGCGGTGCGGTCGAAGGATTCTCGGGTGAGCCACCGCAGCACCTCAAGGTCGGCGCCCGGCTCAAGCGGAATGATCGTGCGGAAACTCTTGGTGTACGGCATGGTTGATTACTCCCCTTGTGGCACAACGAGGATCGAAAGCTGAGCGCCGTTGCGGTTGAACACATAGGCGCCGAGCAGGCCGTCGTTGTACAGGTTGACGCTGATCATTGCGGGCTGCCCGGCCGCGACCGTGGCGACGCCGTTATCGGGTGCGACCGCGGTCGCCGGGTCGGCGTTCGTCGAGTAGTGCGGCAAAATGTGCGTCCACGACGAGATGTTGCCGAACCCTCGGGCGATCAGCTCGCCGCTCGTCGGGTCGCCGAGGCGCACCTCGCAGCCGATCGTCAGCGGGTCGCTGTCCAGCTCAAGGCCAAACGCCTTGATATGCCCCATGACGTACGGCGTCCACGCGAAGTCCTGCGGCTCGACCTGGTACTGCAGGATCGACTGCCGCTGAGCCAGCCCGGTGAACGGCGTAAACGCCGCCTGCGGAACGGAATACAGCCGCGGGTGCCGCGCGGTGAAGTCCGACGGCTGCCACTTGCTCAGCACGCTGTTCCACACGAGCGTCTGCCCGTTGGTTGGGGGCTCGCTGTTGTCGTAGTCCGGTGCGCCTGTGATGTTGGTCGACGGGCCGACAGGCCCCTGCGGGGCGAGCAGCCGGAAATGCAGGTGCGGATTCAGCGAGGTGCCCGACCGCACAACCTCGTCGGTGACGCCGGGGCCGCGCTCAGAAAGCGGGATCGTCTCGCACGACACGCTGATCTGCGGTGTGGCGCCGGGAGGCCCGGCCGGGCCGGGGCGCACCATCTGAAACTGATTGCCAGTCCAGACGTACACAACGGTGCCGATCCACCAGCCCTTGCCCTTGTCCTCGGGGCCTAGTTCGTCCTGCAGCTCGACCAGCTCGGTGGGCGATTCCAGCGGCGGCCACTGCAGATCGACCAGCGGCGCCGGGTCGCCCTTGTCGCCCTTGGGGCCGATCAGAACGTCGGTCGTGATGACGGCCTCGCCGTCGACCATTTCCAGCGTCGCCGACATGCCGCCGGGCGTGTTCCCGTCGCCGACGATGCCGTACCACGTGGCAGACAGGAGAGTCTGAAACAGCGCGACCGCATCCCCCGTCAGCCGGGGCGCAAGCTCGGCCATATGTGCTCCTATTCAGTTGTTTGCCGACCCGAGGCTGCGCCGCAGGTCAGGGTATGAATCCGGCGCGTGCCGGCGGTTAGCTCATTCGTCGAACGTGATCGACGTTTCGGTGTGCCACGGCGTGCGGGCGTCGAGGTCGACCGCCGGGTCGTCGACCGGCGGCGCCGGGGGCTCGCCGAGCACCCGGCGTCGAAATTCGGCTTGGGCCGCCGCGGACAGGTGCGGCAGGTCGTCGAGCGTGGCGCCCGCTAGCTCGTCCTCGATCGAGTCGGGGGCGTCGAGCGGCACCCACTCGACCGCATCCTCGACGACGCCGCCCTGCGGCGGCAGGCGCCGCTTTTTGATCTGCGCGCGGGCCGGGTCCACGACGCACCCTGCGCGCGCCAGGTGAAACGCGATCACCGGCAGCAGGAAACGCACGTCGTAGACCCGACCGCGACTGTCGACCGGGTACTGCAGCGCCTCGGCAATGTCGTACATTGCGTCGGCCGTCGCGTCGACACCCGGCACATGCTCGGGCACGTTGGGCATAGGTGGCAGTACAGGCAATTCCATCAGAACATATCTCCCGATCCGAACAACATGCCAAGGGCACTCCAAAACGCAGCGGCAGACTTAGCCACTTGCGCCAGTGGGCTTTCCGATTCCGCGTCATCGCCGATCGACAGATCGAACGTCTTAGGCGTGGTCTCGTCGTAGTGCAACCGAACGGCCGAAACCTGGTCTGTGTGGAATATCCGATCAATCTCGAAATTCGCACGCCAACCGAGGTCGAAGTCGTAATACAGTTGGTACTGACCACCATTGCGAACCGACACCTTGAACGCCTGGTATGCCCGCGTCTTGTGATGCCCCTCAGAGAGAGTCATCGCCGAGCTGACCGTGTACGCGGCGCCGCTGCCTTGCTCAAAGTGTTCTAGGTAGCCATACGGCCCAGTTCGCAAGGCGCGCACTGGATCTGTGAGCTGTATATACGCCAACAGCACGTTGTCGGCTTGGCCCTGGTAAATTTCCTCCAAGCCCGGCGAGCCGGGCTGCTGGTACGAACCCGCAGGTCCAGCCATGATCAACGCCGAAAGTTGGCTCAGCGCATACTTGATAGCAAACGTCTGAGCCTGGTTCACCCAGCCCGGTGAGCGACCGCCCGTGAGAATCTTCTGAGCTTTCGCACGAAACATGCTGTGCTCGCTAGAGATAATCGACGAGTAGGCGTGATCACGGAAGGTGATATCCGGCGGGGCCGGTGCCACACCCAGCAGCTTGCGGATGAACGGATCGGCCACGCCGTCGCCGTCGCGGTCGATGTGCACGAGGCTGCTCAGGATGTTGTCGGCCGACACTGCGATCAGGTCGAGGGCGCCGTCGAGCGCCGTGCCCGTAACGCCAGTCGTGCCCGACATGTCCTCTACCGCAAGCACAATGCAGTTCCGAGTCGGCCGCGCGAGCTTCTCGCCGACGATCGCCGCCAGCTCGGGGTGCGGGCTGTCCTCGTCCTCGGTCAGCCACGTGTACGCCCGAACGTGACACCCGGCGTACTTGAGCAGCGCGTCGCACACGTCGTGCGCGTTCGACCACCGCGACATGATCACGCTCAACCGCGACCGATCGAAAATCGGGTTGACGAACTGCATTTGCACGGGCCAGTTCAGCGGGTTGAGGTTCGCCAGGTTCGACGCCTGCCCGATCCAAGCGCCGGGATTCATCACCTGCGTAGGCAAGGCCAGAATCGGCCAGTAGTTGCGGGCAAGGTTAATGAAACCCGTTGTGCTGACGATGGTTCGCGTGTTACCCGGCAGCAGCCAGGCGCGCAACGGCTGCACCTCGGGCGCCGAGAACGGCGTCGCCCCGAACAGCAGGTGCTTCCAGTGCTCGCGGTTGTGCGCGCACTCGAAAGTCACTGTGTGCTGCCCGGTTTCGTTGCGAGCAACCCGCACGTTCGTGACCTTGGAACCCCACCGCCACCGCCACGACCGGCGCCGCGGGTACGGGTCGACCGTGATGTGCAAGTCCTCGTCCTTGCGCACGTCCGAGCGCAGGAACTCGACGAGCCAGTCGTCGCCGCGCAGAACAATGTCGCCCTGCCCGGTGTCGTGCAGCATTTCCTCGGCGTCGACCGACCGCTCGGCGGCCACGGTGCCGATGTACTGCATGTGCTTATCCCACAACCGAATCAGCGGGCGCTCGCGTGCCTCGGCGTCGATCAGCTCGCGCTTGAGGTCGAGGTACCGATACGCCTCGATCGGATTCTTGACGGGATCAGGAACGCCGTTGGCGCCGCACGCTGGCGGCACCCACAGCTTGCGGCCGTTCTGTACATACATTTATGACCACGCCATCCGGTAGTGCTGCGGCATGATTGCCGTGATGGAGCCGTTCGGGTTGTCGTGCCGCACACGGATATTCGCCACGGTGCGCGGAGGAATCACGCCGTCGAACCCGATACCGCCGGGGATGCGACGCTGCGCCGGTAGGCGCTTGCTCGTCTCGTCGTGCAGCAGAATGTCGAGCAACTGCGACCCGCGCAGGTACTTGTACAGCTGCGAATCGACCGGATCACGCTCGGTGGTGATCGTGCGCTTTGTCGGGTCGGTGTCGACCATCATGTACGCGCCGTCGGTCTCATAGAACTTGGGCAGCTTGATCATCTGCCCCTCGTTGCCGTCCTGAACCCACGCCTGCCCGTGCCCCTTAACGAGGAACTTCGGATGCGAGCGCCAGGTGCCGCGGTTGGGAATCTGGATAATCCCCTCGGCCACACCGTTATTCGCCACGAGGTTGTCGAGGTCGGCCTGCCACAGCTTCGTAAGCGTGCGCTTGGCGTAGAACGGCCACGGGGCGTGCAGCACGATGTTGTACTGCTGAGAGTTGTTGTCGTGGGCCGTCGGGTCGATCTTGAGGGACGTTTTCGACGCCTCAGCCAGGATCACCGCCAGCCACCGCCAGCCGTGCGTGCGGGTGAACGAACCGAGGTAACCCGGCACTTCCTCGGACAGCGACGACCACCACGAGTCCTCAATGAACCGATACGAGAACGGGTTAGGCTCCTCGGGCCGCTCAGCGTTGCCGTTCGGCTGGATCACCACGCCGAGGCTGATCGTGCGCTTCTTGTAGTTGATCCGCTCAGGCTTGGCGCCGATCGTGTACGCGCCCTCGCTGTACAGGATTTCAAACTCGGGCTGCATGACGCCCTCAAGCTCTTTGGCGAGCGCGACGCCCTCACGGCCGCGGCCCGGCCCGGCGAGGTGCCACACCTTGTTGTTGCTCGGGTGGATATAGACCCACTTCGTCTGCGTCGACCGCAGGTACTCGCCGTTGCGCCCGAGGTCACCCCAGTGCGACATGCGCCGCCAGCTCGGGTGCGCCGGATTCTCAGGCAGGTACAGCTCGTTGCCGAAAGCGTCCTGCGGGTACTTCGGCGGGTCGAGATAGAAGTCGTCGTGAATGCCCGTGTACTCAGTCACGGCTGCCCCTATTCAGTTGTGAAAGTGTGTTAGCCGACAAAGCGGGCCGCCGCAGGTCAGAGACCAGATCGGCGGCCCGCCGGCCGTTTGCTACTTACTTCGGTGCGTTCTGGTACCGCGAGCGCGCGTGCATCTCGGTGCGGAACTCCTGCCGCAGGGCTTGCGGGTCCATGCCGACAGGCCCGTTGAAATTCACGTCGCCACCAGGACCGGGCGCAGCACCCTGCCCCTGCCCGTGCTGCGTCGCGTCGGGCACGAACGCCGACATAGCGCCGACCGCGCCCTCGGCCAGCGTCGAGCTGCCCGCAACCGCCGGGTTGAACTGACCAGGCGCCAGCGTCGGGCTGCCGCTCTGCGGCGTCCAACCGGCCGCAGGATTGGCCTCACCGGGCGCGAGCGAGGTCAGCAGGCCCTCTAGCCCAACCGCACCCGCGACGCCCTCAGCGAAGCCACCAGGCGCCACAGCGGCACCCGCGGCGGCGCCGTCCTGACCGCCACCCGACAACAGGCCGCCGAGGAAGTTCACCCCCGCCATCGCCGACTTGACCGTCGGCCATTCCAGCGGGTTGGAGAACAGCGACCCGTCGAGGCCGATCGACTCAAGCACGCCCGAGACGAACGTGCGCCCGAAGTCGGCGCCAGACAGGCCGCCGCCCTCACCGCTCGATCCGCTCGACGAGCCCTCAACGAACTTGCCCTTGGTGCGCAGCTCCTCGTCGGCCGCCTCGACCTCGCCGAGCTTGTCGCGCTGCTTGGCGAGGCGCTCGTTTGCGTCGGCCAGTTCGCGGTTGGCGACCATCAGGCTGTGCTCGGCGTCTTCGGTGTCCTTCCCGTCGGCGCGCAGCTCGTCGAGGCGCTTCTGCGCCTTGTCGCGCCGGTACGTCGCGTCGTCGACACTCTGCTGAGCGTTCTTGACCGACGTGCGGGCGCTGTCGACCTTGCGGGACGACGAACTGAGCTGCGAGCTGGTGGCGGCCTTGTAGCTGCCGCTCGCCCCGGCCGGGCTCGTCGCACTGCCGACGGTCGGCGAACCGCCGTCGAGGCCGTCGAAGAACTCCGGCGGCAGGTGCGCGTGGTTGGTGTACTGCGGGTCGTTCGCGCCAGCGGCAGAACCGCCGAACTGCCCGTTACCGCGGGCGCCGCCCATCTCAAAGTTGGTGCCGTCGGGCAGCGTCGCCGACGTGTGACCGCCAGCAGGACCGCCGTTGTACCAACCGATATTGAGCGAGCCCGCCGGGCCGAGGCCCGACTCAAACCCACGCTTCGCCAGCTCGCCGTCCATCGTCGCCGTCGAGAACCGCGACCCGAACGGATCGAGCCCGGTCGCATAGTTGGCGATCGCCGACACCGCACCCGAGCAGTCGCCCCAATTGACGCCGCCCCATTCGTACGGGGCGCCCTCGACACCGGATGCGAACCGCGACAGCTCATCAGGCGACACGAACCCGCCCTCAGCGAACCGAGGCAGCAGCCGCGCGAGCACCTCAGCCAGCGGCATACCGGCGTTGAGCGCCTGCAGCAGCGGGAGGTACTGAGCGGTCGTGCGGGCGTTGGTGACGAACTCGCCGTTTGCGACGCGCACCATTGCCGGGAATCCGAGGATCGAGTCGCTGGTACCCGTGCCGGGGCCGTTGATCTGACCGCCCGCCGCGTACCGGCGCAGCACCCGGCCGCCGTTGACGACACCGCCGGTCGCCCCGCCGTCGAGGCCGAGGAACCCGAGCACCTTGCCGCCCGCACCCTTGAGCGCGTCCGTCACGGTGCCGATGCCGTTAACGATCTTGTCCCAGATACCGCCGATCTTCGACCACACGGTCGTGATCACGTCCTTAACGGCATTGAAGGCGTTCACAATTCCGTCTTTGAACACGCCCACGCCCTGCCCGATCCTGTCGAGCGCGGTCGTGAACAAGTCCCAGACGACCTGCACGCCCTGCCACCACGTCGAGACGACGGCGCCGATGCCCTGGAATGCGGGCACCGCGACGTTCTGCCACAGCCACGTGATCTTGTCGCCGACCCACTGCACAGCGGTCGTCAGCGCGCCCCAAACCATCTGCACGCCTTGCCACCACGTGCTGATCACCGCGCCGATGCCCTGGAATGCGGGCACCGCGACGTTCTGCCACAGCCACGAGATAGCAGCGCCCAACACCTTGAGCGCCGTCACCACGTTGTTGAACTGCCACTTGACCAGCGCGGCATAGAACCGGCCGAACGCGGCCACCGCGGGCTGAATGAACTCCCACACGCTCTTGAGTGCGTTGCCCAGCGCCGAGAACGCCGTGCTTGCCATCTCGCCAATGCGCTGCAGGACAGGCTGAATCGCTTCCCACGCCGTGCTGAATGCGTTCTTAATCCACTCCCACGCCACCTTGGCGGCGTTGACGATCGCGGGCCAAATCTTCTCCCACAGTTGGCGACCCGTCTCGGTCTTGGTGAAGAACGCCCAGATTGCGGCGCCGACCGCGGCCACCGCGGCGATCACGATGCCGATAGGCCCGGTGGCGATCGCCATTGCGACGGCGAACGCACGCGAGGCGACGGTACCGGCGATCAGCGCCGCACGGTGCGCAGCGAGCGCAATCGTGTTGGCACCCAACGAGGCAGCGCCGCGGCCGGTAGCTGCGGCCATGACGCCCTGCGCGACCGAGAACGCCGCCATTGCGGTGTTGCTGATCAGCATTGCCGCGCCAATCGCCTTGACCGCCAGGACACTCGCCATGAGTAGCGGGGCCAGCGGGCCGAGGTGGGCGACGATCGTCGCCAGGTGCGGCGCCAGGACCGACAGCGTTGTCGCCCACGGCGTGAATGCCTGCACGAGCGAGGGCAGCAGCGGGGCGAGGTTCGTCATCACCTGCGACAGTGCGGGCATGAGAATTTGCGCCATCTGCACGAGGCCCGGCACGGCCTGCGCGATCGCCTGACCGAGCGACTGGAATCCCGGCGCCAGCGCCGGTGCCGTCACGGCGCCGATCTGCCGCACGCCGTCGATCACGGGCTTAACGACGTTCCACACGTTCGTGATCTGCGCCTGCAGCGTCGCAAAAACCATCTTCATCTGCTGCGGGCCGATGCCGCGCAGCCACTCGCCGAATCGCAGCAGCGTGTCGTTGAGGCCCTGCCCGAGGTTGTCGCCGAACGTGTCGGCGGCCGTCGCGGCGAAGTCGAGCAGCCCGGTGACAGCGCCAGACAGGCCGCTCTCGCCGAGGAACTTCTGAAAGAACCGATCGGATGCGGCGAACATCTTGTCGAGCGCGCCGGTCGCTTCGGGGCCTGCGAGCGCACCCGCCAGCTCGCTGCCGAGCTTGCCCATCGTGTCCGTCAGCGCGGTTGCGCGTGGGGCGAGCGTGTCCATGACGGTGCCCAGGCTGGCGAATGCGGGTTGCATCGCCGCCGAGAACGTATCGACGATCGCCATGCGCAGCTCGCGCCACGCGACGAGCATCGGCGCCATGCGCTCGCCGACCATCTTGTTGAACGCCTCGTCGGCGTCCTCCCACGTCTCTTTCATCGAGTCGGCGAACGCCTCGGCGCCGTCCTGCAGCCCCTTAAACCCGATCTTGGCGACAGCGACGGCCGGGCCGAGCAGACCCGCCAGGGCGCCAGCAGCCACACCGGCCGCGGCGCCGACATTGAGCAGGAACCCCCACAGAACCTTGGTCGCCCCGCCGAGCGCCACCATCGCGGCCGACGCGAGGCCGACCGCCGTAGCGAGGCCGATCGTGCCGACGGCGAGCAGCTTCGCGGCGCGCGTCATAAAGCTGAGCAGCTTCGCCGCCCCGGCCAGCACAATGATCGAGGCCGTGACGCGGGTGACTTCCCGCGACGCCCACCCGGCCGTGCGGGCGACGAGCGCCAGGCCCCCAGCGAGGCCCATCAGGCTGGTACCGGCGACCAGCCGCAGCGCCGACGCGGCGCCGAGTAGGCCAACCGCCCACCCGCGCGTGAGCTTTGAGGCGACGCCGACGACCGAGGCGACGGTGCCGACGTTGCGCACCATGCCGGTTACCGCGCTGTTGGCGGTCTTGAATCCTGTCGTGACGGCGCCGACCGCGGCGCCGATCTTGCTTGCCGCAGAGTTGAACCCGGACTCGAAACGCTTGCCGTACTCGCGGCCATCGCGCTGCGCCTGCCGGTGATCCACCCGAGGGTGCACGGTGATGTTGTCGGCCGCCCGTGCAGCCCGTCGGATGCCGGGAACGATCTTGCTCGTTTCGGGCAGGATGGTGAGGTAGTACGTCGCGGCCATTACGCCCCCTTTGTGATCTTGCCCTTGCTCTTTTGCTTTTCGCGCCAACGCTGTTCGCGCTCGGCGCGCATCTTGAGGAACTCGCCGACCGTGGTTTTGGTCGCCACGGTCGACCCGACGCTGACGTACTTGCTGTCTTTCTTCTCGTCGTCAGCGGGCCGCGGGAACGGCTTAGGCGCATTGCGCGGGGGCTTCCTGCGCGCATCCTCGGTGTTCTGCCACAGCCCGATCTTGAGCGCGTCGATTACGTGCGCGAGCAGGTAATCGGTTGTGTTCCAACCCTTCTCAAGGGCGTGAAACACCGCGGTGCCGGGTGGCGAGGCAAAGATGAATGCGTACAGGTCTTCCCAGGTCAGTGTGCCGTCGTCGAACTCGCGGCCCGCCGTGAGCAAGTCACGCCGTATGGCGTCCTCTACTTGCCGCGCCGCCGCGCAGACCTGCGAGATTTTCCCTCGATCAGGCCGCCGTCCTTGCCCCACGCCTCGACGAACTCATTCCACGGCTTCTCGCCGAGGCTGTCGAGGATTTCGAGGGCACGGTCGCTGGCGTGCATCTCGATGAGCGCGAACGTGCGTTCAAGGTCGGACAGGTGCGCGTGCTGGCGAATCCATCCCGGCGGGGGCTTGCGCAGGCACCGCTTGACAGCGATCGTCGCGCCCTCGGGGAAGTCGGCGACGCCGTACTCGGCGTCGAAGTCCTCGGCGTCGAACTTGCCGACGAACAGCTCGGTGCCCTCGTCGTAGTCCTCGCGCCAGTCGTCCATGATCTCGTCGCGGATCGCGGCGAGGTCGTCGTCGAGCACCTGGTCGTTGGTCTTGTCGGTCATGTGGATGCAGCCTCCTGGTGAGTGATTTCCTGGTGTGTCCCTGGTGTTTTGGGTAGAACGGGAAGCACCCCGCGCGCCCACCAGGAAAGCGCGCGGGGTGCCGATCGGGGGCCGCCGCGAGGGCGACTAGACGGCGACGGTCTTGCCGTCGTCGCTGTACTGGATGACGTGATTGCCGTCGGTGCCCTTCAAGACGCGGAACGTCGGGTTGAGGGCCAGCGGGGCGTTGTGCACGAGGGTGAGGTCACCCAGCGAGGAACGCTGCGCGATCTGCGCAACCTGCCGAATCATCTTGTCCTCGTAGACGGAATCGAGCACGAGGCTGACGCGCTTCGGAATCTTGCTGTTGATCATCACCTTCATGCGGGCGCCGTGCTCGGCGGTCGCCGCGGAGGTGGACACGTTGCCCGAGCCGAAGATCAGGGCGTTGACCTCGGGCGACAGCACCTGAAACAGGTTCATGCTGTAGTCGATGGCGAACTTGTCGCGCAGCGTGCCGATTTCGTCGCCGCCCCACACCTCAATCGGCGTGGTCTGGTCGTCGAAGCTGATCGTCACACCCTCGGCCGAGATGAACCCCAGGTTCTTGAACTGCGCGTCCAGCGGCTCGTCCACGTCGTCGGGCAACGGCGTGCCGAACGGGGCGTACCACAGGCCGCCGACGGTTTCCAGGTCCGACGGCGACGCCGCGAACACCTTGTCGATATCGCCCCACGAGGTAGGCGTCGGTGCGGTCATTGCGACCTCTCTCTCTATTCAGTTGTTTGCTGATTTGTGCGCCTGCAGCAGGTCGCCGCAGGTCACGGGTGGTGCTCGAGCAGCTCGCCGGCGTTAGCTACCCTCGGGCCGCAGGCCGATCGTCCAGAACACGGCCGACTGCATCCCCGGCAGCGGCACGCGCTTGTCGTCAAGCTCGGCCGGGCCGTAGTTGTGTTTCGTCGCGGTGATCCACACCGCGCCCTCGTCGGGCACGACGATGTGCTTGTGCACGGCGTGCAGCAGCAGCCGGTGCAGCAGATCGGCGTTGCGCTCCAAGCGCACGAGGTCAGCGTCGTACACCCGCACGCGAATCAGGCTGTGCTGCAGGAACACGTCGGTGCTGGTGCCCGGCCGCGACAGCAGGGCGTACGAATCGGGCGACCCGTCGGGCACCTCGCCGCCAACCGGCAGCGGGTTGTTGCGGGCCGCCAGCTCGTCGAGCAGGTAACGCCGTGCGGCCGTCAGCGGGCCGACCGGCGGCACGAGAACGGTCACGACGGCCCCAGCTCCGCAACCACCTGCATGAGGGGCGCCACGTCCTCCTCAGCGGCGATCGCTTCGCCCGACTCGGCTCGCACGTGCACGCGCACCCGGTCGCCGCCGAGCACCGTCTCGGTCTCGTAACCGGCGCCTGCGCCGTCGATTTCGGTCTGCGAGTCGGCGATCGCTGCCGCCCGGTCGCGGGCCGCCGCGGCGATGCGCTCACACTCGGCGACCACGCCGGGCAGCTTGCGAATGTGAGCGTGCTCGCTGTACGGCATGTCAAGCGGTCGGTACCGCACGCTTCACCACCTTTCGCAGCGTCACGATGTAGCCGGGCCGGAACCCGAACGGCCCGCCGTTGTAGTCGTCGACCTCGCCGTGCACGTTGAACCGGCGGCCGAGCCAGTCGACGACCAGATCGTCGTGCGCCCAGTCGTTTTCGTCGGTGACCATCGTGTACTCGACGACCACCTGATCGGCGTCGGCCGGTGTGGTGCCGGGCTCGTTGACGCGCTTGCGCAGGCTCGTGACCATGCGCTCGCGGGTGCGGGGCTCGGTGCGGGCCTGCCCGGCGGCGTTCTCGCCGACCTTGACGTACGTCGTGTGCAGCACCTTGAACGGCTTCGGGAACACGTCAGAACCTCTCGCTGCCCATCTCGACGGACACCATGCCGCTGCAGTACGGCCGCAGCCGCACCTTGAGCGCCGCCGTGAGGTACGGCCGCGGCGAGCTGGCGCCGGGCGTGAACGTCACACCGAACCCGTCAGCCGTCAGCGACTCCGTTTCCGGCAGAATCTCCCGCGGCCGGGTCAGCGCCTCCGCTACCATCGCCGCCACCACTCGGCTGATCGGCCCCGGCGTCGGCGTCGGCACCGGGCACGGGTACAGGTGCCCCTCCACGAGGTCGCTTGCCTCCTGCAGTAGGTCGTCGACCTCCTGCAGACTTTCGGCCACCTCGGGCCTGCCCTGCGCCCGCAGCGCGGCCTTTACCTCGTCCAGCGTCGCCAGCACTCGGCACCCCCTTGCTTTCGGTCCAGTTGGGATCGGACGCCACGAGGGCGGCCAGCACAGAACCCGTAGGTGCTGCGATGACCGCCCCCGTGAGCGAATGCCGGTAGCGCACGGCCTACGGCGTCTCGGGCTCGACCGCGGCCGGGGTCACGACGCCGACCGGGGTCTTGTTCGCGCCCATCGAGGTGGCGCTGTTGCCCAGGACGTAGGCGAACCGGGCCTTGAGGCGCAGGGCCACCATGTCGCGCTCGGCGAGGTTGATCTGATCCTCGCCGGTGCCAAGGGTCGCCTGATCGAGGAACTTGACCGTGATGTCCTGCCGCACGCCGATCTTGACGCGCGAGGCGTCAGCGATCAGGGCCACCGCGGACTCGGGCGCCCACGCACCGTTGCGGTTGAAGTGGGTCGAGAACCCCAGGAAGCTGTTGTCACGGAACGCGAGGTTTCCGTCAGCGTCGCGGACGTTGGCGACCTGGTACCGCAGCGCCAGGCTCGACAGCAGGGTGTCGGGCGCCCAACCGGCCAGGGCGATCTTCTCGGCGACCTTGTTCGACGCACCAACGAGGTCGTTCTCGTTGGCGGTGCCGGGCACGTGCTCGACGGCCTGCCCCGCGGCGATCGCGGCCTGCAGCAGCGCCGGGCTCACCCACGATGCGGGCTTGTCGATGCCGAACATGACGGCCTGGTCGAGCTTCTTGCCGATGGCCTGCCCGCCCAGCTCGGCGACCTCGGTCAGAACCGCGACCGTCGCGTCGTCGATGACGTTCTCGTGCACCGGAATGATCACGGCGATTTCCTCGGCGACCAGCGTGCGGTTCGCCCAGGTGACCTTGCTCTGCGGCTTGACGCCCTCGGGGCCGGTCGCGGACTCGCCGACCCACCCGGCCTCGGGCAGGGTCGCCAGCACCGGCAGGTGCGTGGTCTTGGTGCCCATGTTGACGTTCTGGAATGCCGACAGAACGGTGCTGCCCTGCTTCGCGGCGGCGAGCAGGGTGTCGCTGTAGGCGTCCTGGATCAGGGTTGCGACCTCGGCGCGTGAAATGTCAGCCATGTGCTGACCTCCTATTCAGTTGTTGTGATCAACCGCCGAGGCCGTTCCTCGTGCGGAAGTTGGGGAAGGGTTGGTTACTCGCCAGACCGCAGGCGCCGCAACGCTTCTGCGGCCTTGACCTTCGGGTCAGACGAGCCGGAATCGGCGCCGGTGGCGCCGCTCTTGAACCCGCCGCCGCTGCCAGCCGGGTTGCGCTTCTGCTGCTTCGGCTCGGGCGGCTTCGGGGCGTTCTCGTCGCGCCAGGCGATCAGCGCGTCGGCCGAGGCGATCAGCTCGGCCTCGGTCTTGCCGGTCAGCGATGCGACGGGCACGACCTTGCCGGGCCGGTTGGCGACCCGCTCGCGCAGCCGCTCGAATTCGACCTTCTCAGCGCGCTTTTCGGCTGCCTCGCGGGCCTCGCGCTCGCGCTGCAGCTCGGTCTTTTCGCTGTCCTTGATCGTCTGCAGCTCAGCCGCGGCGGCCTGCAGCGGGGCGATCATGGCGTCAAGCTCGGCCTGCGTGTAGGTCTTGCCCTCGCCGCCGGTGGGGGCCTTGTTGTCGCCGCCCTTGCCCTTGTCGCCGGTGTCAGCCGGGGCGCCGCCCTCGGGGGCGTCGGTGGTTTCGGTGGTCTCGGTGGTTTCGCCCTCGGGCATGGTTTCTATCTCCTATTCAGTTGTGCCGTTCCCACGGTCGGCGGGAATCCTGGTGTGGCAGTTGATCAGTCGTTGCGGGCGTTCTCGTACGCCTGCGCGGCCGGTGAGCGGGTGAGCATGTCGAGCAGCATCCGGCGGTACCCGCGGCGCCACATGCGCGCCGGGGCGCCGGTGCCCGCGTACGGGTTTGGGTCGCCGGGGGCCGCCGCGCGGCCAGCTCGCCACGCTGCGATCACCTCGTCGCGGTTCATTGCAGGAAGTCCGCTGTTAGGGCGCTGCGCCAGTTACCGCGGCCGGACAAGATCGCCTCCCGTAGTCCTGCGCGAGTGATGCGGCCGTGTTCGTCGAACCATGCGGCCATTTCCTCGCTCATCCACTTGCGGGCCGTTGTCTCGTTGACAGACCACAGCTTTCGCGGATCGACCTTGCCCTCATATTTGCGTTTGAGCATCACGCCGTTGGTTGCGGCCTCGGCCGCCCAATACTGTTCGGCGGCCATTTCCTCAAACCGCCAGCCGAGCAGCTCGTCGAACCCCCTGCCCTCGTGCCCGTCTCGGCGGGCCTCGGCCATGAAGTCGCGGCGACGGATGAACTCAACGTCGAGGTCGTACACCTCGGCCTCGGCCTCTACCGGGTCGTAACCCTGCTCGATCAGCTCAAGCATTCGGTCGATCTTGGCTTGATCCTCGGCGAGCTTGGCGGCCTCCGCGGCGGCGGCCTTTTCGGCGGCCTCGCGTTCGCGGGCGTCGACCCGTTCCATCTCGTCGAGCAGCTTCTCGATGCGGTCCTCGTCGCCTGCCTCGATCGCCGCTGACAGCTCGGTCTCGATGACCTCAAGGGTGCGTTTCGGCTTGCGCTTGGGCTTCTCGGGCGCCGGGGCCTTGGCCTCGGGCTCAGCGGTGCCCAGGATCGCCGCCAGCTCGGCGTCTACGCGCTCGTAGTAGGCCACCGCGTGCCGGTGCTCGTCCTCGGCGTCGAGCCACTGCCCGATGCGGTGCAGGCGCAGGCGCTCAGCGCCGCGGGCTTCCATCGCGTGAGCGATCGCGCCGGGCGTGCGTAGGTACCCGTCGGTGCCGAGCTTGACGGCCTCGTAGTCGTCGAGCCAGTCGTGCACGTAGTCGGGCACGTCGTAGTCGGCGCCGTCGCGCAGCGGAACGGCCACGCACTTGCAGTGATCGTGTCCGGTCGCCTCAAGCGCGGTGCGATGCGGGTGCAGCGCGCTGTACTTGGTGCGGTACAGCCCCGGTGCGGCCTCGTCGTGCATCGTGAGCACGCGCGTGGCGAGCATCCGGCAGAACCCACAGGCGTTGACCGCGGCGTGCCGAACCCACCGCACGCCCTCGCGCTCGGCGTTGTCCAGCACGGTGCGGCGGGACTGGTTGAACACGGCGCGTGTCGACGAGCCCCGCAGTGCGAGCGCCGGGTCGCCCTGCAGCAGCGCCCAGCGTCCCGAGGCGCCGAGCTGCTCACGATCGGGCAGCGGCGCGGCCTGCGGGATGAAGTTCGCTGGTGCGTACTCAATTCCGGTGTTGACCTGCCGGAACTCGCTGGTGCCGGCGGTTTGCTCGGCGTACCACTGCGCCGTCAGCTCGCCCGAGGCGCCGAGGAACGGGTCGACCAGCTCGGGATAGGCGTCGGTGATCAGCGCCAGGCCCTCGCGGCGGGTTGCCTCGGCCAGGCGTGGCACGAGCTGGTCGACGGCATCGCCGACCCGCCCGGCCAACTCAGCGAGAACGCCCTGAAACTCCGGTACCGCTGTCGTCATCGCCGCCCCCGTCCTCGTCGGCGTCCTCGTCGAGGTCGCCGTCGGCGTCGACCACCTGGTCGACAGGTGGTGCGTCGGGCAATGTGGGCTTACCGGCGGCAAGCAGCGTGTCGACCAGCGTCTTGACGTTGGCGCCGCGCAGCGCGTCCTTGATCGCCTGTATCTGCTGCTGCGTCATGCCGGGCACCATTGGCAGCAGGTACTCGATCGGCACACCGGCCTGCGCGAGCTTGACCACGCCATCGACGACCGCCCCGAATGAACGGGCCTCGGTGTCACGCCAGATCACCTCGGCGGCCTTGTCGGGCGTCGTGTCGCTGCTGCCGTCCATCTCGACGCACAGCCGCAACACCTGCTCCCACGACTCGCCGAAGCTCTCGCGCTTGTTGGCGAGCTTGAGCTGCTCGCGGTGCTCGGCCGCCGCGAGCGCCTCGGCCGAGACGTTCACGACCTTGACCTGTGAGGGGCTGATCTGCGCCTCCATCACGACGTGCTCCATCATCTCGGCAAGCACGGCGTTGTAGGGCTCGACCGACGCAGGCGGGAACGCCTGCGCCTTGACCTCGGGGTCTTCAAATGTCCAGACGCGCAACGCCGATGCCTTGAGCACCTCGTTTTTGCTGCCCGTCCAACCGCTGATGACGCGCTGCGGGTTGGCGCCGAACCGCGACACGAGCATTCGGTCGAAGTTCACGCAGTTGATGGCCTTCTGCAGTCCGATCAACGGCTCGATTTCGCCGACGATCATGTCGTCGGCGTCGCGGTCGTTGATGAACCGCACAACCGGGCAGACCGGCTCGCCGTCGTCGGTGGCATGGTGGGCGATCACGTCCTCGACGCTCGCCACGCTCACCGGCTTGTTGATCACCTCGGCCTGCCCGCTCGCCGTCGTCGGCACCTCGCCGAGGTCGAGCAGGTACTCGTACCGCTCGTCGTACAGCACGCCCTTGCGGCGGGGCTTCGCGTTCTTGTTGGTCACCCACGTCTCAAGCGCGTACTGCGGCCAGGCGTCGAGCACCGGGTCGTCGTACACGGCGATCAGTTGGCGTGGTGAGCGGCAACGGATTTCGGGTGTGCCGTCAGTGCCGGGCGTGACGACCGCGTACGCCGTGCCGTACTGCACGGCCGGGCGATGCACCTCGGCCTGCCGGGCGTCCATGCGGTTCGCCTGCCAGATGCGCCACGCCGGGTGGTTCTCCTGCGCGGTGACAGTGCGGTACCCGACGACGCTCAGCGATTGCGCGAACGAGTTGCGGATCATGCGCAGCACGTTCTTAATCGACAGCGCGGCAAGCTCTTTCACCTCGTCGCTCGCGCCCTCGGGTACCGTCGGCCTGCCGCGCAGACCCTTGGTGTACTCGTAGATGCGATCGAACTTGCCACGGTCGTCGAGGTGCAGCCGGTACATGTCGGCGACGATCCTGCCGATATCCTCGCGCGTCAGCGCATCCTCGGGGTACTCGACCTCGCCGTCGTCGTCCTCAATCTCGTTGTACGGCTGCGGAATCACGCGGCCCCCTCTCACACGAACATCGCGCCGCCGCTGGTGACCTTGGGCGCATCGAGCGCGCCGAACAGGGCCAGCGTCACGGCAACTAGCGGATGGATTACGCACGTCGGGTCGCGCCGGTCCCAGCCCCAGCCGCCCGCGTCGCGGATCGGCCGCTTACGGGCGCCCATGAGGGCCTCGGTAACGTCGGGCTGATCGCCGTGTGTCAGCGTGTCCTCGACGGTCGCGCTGTTCTCAAACAGGCCGCACGCCTTCGCCATGTCGCCTGCGCTGGTGCGCCGCACCTTGACCTTGCGGCGTTTCAGCTCGGGCACGAGGGCCGCCGCCGGGCTCGCGTCGTCGATCACGACGGGGATGCGTCGCCCTGCGCGCTCGACGATCCAGTCGACGGCCATCGCGGTGTCTGAGCCCGCCCACACCTGCTCGACGTGCCGCTGCTCGTCGTCCATGAGCCAGCAGGCGCCGATCGAGATTTCGCGGCCGTGCGACATGTCGACGCCGAGCGCCGCGGGCTTCGCGCCGTCCTCGGGGCCGAGCTGGTCGGCCAGGTCGCGCCACACGTGCGGCTTGATAACCGCGCTATGCACGGCGATCTTGTCCCAGATGCCCATTGCCTCGCGGCGAAAGCTGTCCTCCGACAACGCTTTCCGCATACGCTGAATCGCTCGGCGCGACGTGCGGTGCGGGTAGCTCGGATTCATCTTGCGCCACTGACGTTCGTCGTCAGGCTTCGCGTCCTCGTCGGCCGAGATTTCGACGTAACCCACGTCGTCGCTCTCGCCGTCGAGGGCCTCCTGCCGCAGGTTGGTGAACACCTCGCCGGGGTCAGTAGGTTTCGGCGGCGTACCGGCGAACAGGATCAGGCCGTTAGGCGAGGCGTTCGTCGCGGGGATCATGTCGTCCATCGCGTTTTCGGTGAGAATCTGCGCCTCATCGAAAATCAGAACGTCGACCTTGGCGAACCCTCGGCCGAACCCCTTCTCACGGGCGCCGAACAGGATTCGTGAACCGTTGACGAACAGCACGGCCTCTTTGCCGTTGCCCGTGTGGACGTTGGCGACGTGCGGGGCGATCTGCTCGCGCTTGGCGAGGGCCTGCATAGACTTGAACGTCTCGGCGGCCGTGCGGGTGCGGTGCGCAGTCCAGATCACCGTTGTGCCGGGATTCATCTTGCACAGCGCGAACACCAGGGCGCCGAGGAAGTACGTCTTGCCTGTCTGCCGCGGCACCGACATGGCGAACATGTCAGCGGCGTACAGCCCGTCGGATCGCTTGGCACACACCAGCTTTCCGAGGTCGTCCTGCCAGCGGTCGAACGTCAACCCCATGTTGGCGTTGCATTCGTGCCGCACAGACGGCCACGAGGTCGAGGTGATGCCCTCGGGCTTGATTACGTGGCGAGCAACCTCAGACAGCCGCGGCGGCTCATACGTCCGTGCCATCGAACGGCTCGTCTGCCGGGGCCTCGGCCTTGCCCTCGCCCTTTTCGGCGCGCTGCAGGTCGATCGACTCGATTTCCTTGCCAATCTCCATGAGGCGCCGGGTCAGCGCAGCGAGGTCGCGCGGCGGCGTCTCGGGATCGAACACGGCCGACTCGACGCGCTCGTGCATCCGCTTGAGCAGCTCGTAACGGTCGATCGTGTCGTCAGCCATCGCTGCCACCGCCGGTGAGCACCGGGCACACCTCGCCGTGCTCCTGCGCGCGCTCGGTCAGGTCGACCGGGTGCACGCGCACCGGCGCGGTCGTGGCGTCGGGCTCGGGCTCGACGACCTCAAACCCGAGGGCGAGGGTGATCGGCTCGCCGCACGCCGGGCAAGGCACTTCAACGGTGGCAGGTGCGCGCATGGTCATATCTCCTGGTGAGTGACGGGTGCCGTGTTAGCTCAAAACGGCCTTTCGGGTTGCTGACGTGCAGGAATGCGAAGTGCCGGCGGTTAGCCAGGCGTTGCGGGCGCGGCACGAGTCGAACGTGCAACCGGCGGCTTTGGAGACCGCTGCTCTACCAGTTGAGCTACACACCCTCAGCCCGTTTCAGTCGGCAGGGCGAGGCCGAACGCCGTTGGCGGCGTTGAGGTCAGAACGGCGGCGGGCCGGAATGGCGCCGCAGCTCGTACACGTGCCCGCAGCGATCGGGCAGCAGCGACGGGATCAGCTCGCCATACGCCCGCTCAGGCAGCGGCAGCGCCGACTCGTCGATCACGAGGGCCTGCAGCATGAACCCGCGGGCGCCGCTGCGGCGACTGAATGGCAGGGCGTTGGTCAGCCCCAGCTCGTCGATCACGGCCTGCGCTCGCGGCAGCGTGGCGGCGACGACGCCGACCTTGCGCTCACCCACGAGGCGGCCAATTCCAGCAGCCCGGCGTCGGATTCTCGGCGTACTCGACCGCCGAGATGAAGTGCTGCAGCCGGTTGACCGGATCGAACGCCACGAGGCTGACCCGATCGGTGCCGTCAGCCGCGGTGACGATCGCCGCCAGCGGCGCCGCGCCGAGGCGGCCGGGCCGGTGATAGTGAACGATGCGGCCGACTGTCGGCGTCACTGCGCACCCCCTTGACCTGCGGCGATGGCGGCCTGCTCCTGCCGGGCCTGCCGGTCGTTGATGGCGACGAGCAGCTCGCCAATGGCGATCAGCGCGTGCAGCGTCATCGGGATGGGGATGAGCGTTTCCTCGGGCTGCTCCCACACGTGAGCGTCGAGAATCTCCCGCTGCGCAGCCAGCCGCTCGGCGGGAGTCATCACAGCGGGGCGCCCTCGACGAACTCGGCGAGCTGGCGGGCCGTCTCCATGACGGTCGCGCCGTCGTCCTGCAGCCCGAGGTCGTGAAACTTGACGGCCAGCGTGGCGCAGCCGAGGCGCACCTGCCGGGCCTCGACCTCGGCCGGGTCGACCGACGACGGGAACGTGTAGACCATCGACGAACGAACGTCAGGAGGTGATGCGGGCACGGTGCGGTCCTTTCGATTTGCTGCCCTACCAGGGCGTTTGGGAAAAAATGCCGGGGAGAGACAGGTGCCT